AAAAAAACTAATCTTATAATAAATATTATGTTAAATAGAGAATGTGTGTATATAATACTCATAGACGCGGAGTCTTTGGCGGAATCTTATTTGGGGGAGGGGAGAGCAAGTACTTCTTCGTAGGCTTTGTAGGAAATCTCAATCCATCCTATTTCAAAGTCTACCCATCGCTTTTGTACTTCGAGGTGAGCTACTTGTTTGTCTTCTGCCATCAGGGAATCTAGGAAAGCTTTCTGGAGATTATCGATGTCAGGTTTGGATTGGTGGAATCGCCCATGGTGTAATTTTTTTTTCTTCTTTGACCAAGAGGGTGGGACTGGAAGAAAGAAAGTAATGGAGGCTCCTACTGGGGGAAGGACGAATTGCTTAGATTTGGCTTCTGCGCATAAATCGACTTTATACTTATTATATTTCTCTAAACGCAGTAATCTGCTTAGGCCGGCGGGACGTAATTTTTCTCTGGGTATCCTGAAGAAGATGGAGTCACCCTGAGTTGCCCTAACATGGGTCTGGGGTGTTATGTTAAGTATTACTTTCTTTGACATTAGTTTTATCTTTTAAAGTTTTTAACAGAATAAATTCTACTGTCTTAGTTACCGACCATCTTTTTTTGTCTGCCAGTTTTATAAGTTTCTCATGAACTTCTGGAGTTAGATAAATTGTTGTACGTTTCATTATGATTCATTTTGATGCAAGATACATTATGTTATAACATTGTACAACTTTCTGTACATAAAAAAACCTCCTTTTTTAAGGGAGGCTAAGTCAAACGAGAAAACATCAACCGAACCATCTTGTTCCTATTGGATAATTATTTTTTCTTTTTCATTGCTTTTAAAGCATATCCGACTTTCTTTTCTTTTAAAGATGAAGCACCTCTGCTTTTGAATTGCGCTTGCATTGCGGCTCTACTTTTCTTTTCAAAGGCATCTTGGTCAGCTTTCTTAACTAAGCGTCCCATTTCGGTTCTTACCATGCCTTTTGGGGCTGGTTCTTGTGTATCGTAGTCTGTAGTAATTTGTTCTAATAACATATCTTTATTTTTTTCTTAGCATTTTAAAATCTTCTGAGTCTATCTTGCCATTTTTATTGGCGTCTAACTTACTTTGATTGCCTTTTAAACCAGCCTTTGGTGCGCTTTTCTTTGCCATCTTTGATTCCATTGTAACTGGCTTTTTCATTGAATCCATCATGTTCTTGTACATAAAGATAATTTTACCAAATATACGAAATATTTTTTCCACCATGACCAAAATATATTAAAAATAATTCCGAAAAGTTCTACATCAATATCTCTTTGAGGGTACCCCTTATATATTTTTGGGGTGGCGTTTTTTGGGGTTGCGGTTATCTTGCACCCTGTACCCTTGCTTTTTGGTTGGTTGTCTTGTTCCTTGCTATCCCTTTACTGCTGTGGGTTTGGTGGGGTTGTGGTTTGGTTGGTATGGTCTTGCACTTGCATTGGTTTGGTAGGTGGTTTGGGTAGGTTTGTTTGTAGCTTGTTATGGGTGGGATAGGGGGGGGGATAGGTAAGGAAGTTAACTTAATTATTGTAGCTACATTGGTAAATTTGTCCTATCTTTGTAGCTACAAAATATTTATATGGCAAAAAGCAAACCAATTGGGGTTAGATTTGACTTAAATAAGTTGAATATGATTCAAAAAGAGCAGAATTTGACATCGGCGCAATCTGTGTTAAATTATTTAATGGATAATTATGGCGAAAAGCAAATTAAAAGAGGCGCTCCTTTTAAGAATATGCCTCCTTACGACACAGCTGCCCCAAATTTGGAGGAAATAGCTAATTACCTACCAACGCCCCCTGAAAATTTAAAAGGTCTAGATTTGTCTATATGGAAGTCTGAGAATTGGAAATAATTCGTATCTTAGTGGTATGAAAAGTAAATTAAAAATGATGAAGCGAGCAGATGGCTCGTATTCTCCACGCGGTTTATGGGACAATATTCGTGCTAACAAAGGAAGTGGTAAAAAACCAACTGCCGAAATGTTAAAGCAAGAAAAGAAAATTAAATCAGAAGAAAAGAAATAGTTATGGCTGGAGCTTGGCAACGTAAAGAAGGCAAAAACGAAAAAGGTGGGTTAAACGCTAAAGGTCGTGCGTCTTATAATGCAGAAACTGGTGGCAATTTAAAAGCTCCGGTTAAGTCTGGTGTTAATCCTCGTAGAGTTTCTTTTGCAGCTCGCTTTGCTGGTATGCTTGGAGCTATGAAAAAACCTAATGGCGAACCAACAAGGAAAGCATTAGCATTAAAAGCTTGGGGTTTTGGTAGCGTTGAAGCTGCTCGCAAGTTTGCTAATACTCATAAAAAATCTTAGATAGTGTTTTCATCGTTTTGACTTAATAATGCTAAATCTTTTAGCAATCTTATTAGTGGTATTAAAAGCCCATCAGAAGTATTATTATCTCCTCCTTTTATTTTAAATTCGTTATTTTTATAATATACTCTACATACTTTTTTTAATAATTCGGTTGGCAATATAATAGCAGTATCAATCATATCCATTCTGTATATCCAATAATTAGCTGTAGTAGTAGCTAATCCGCTTGGTTTATCTCTTGACTTATATTCAATAAATAAATTACCAGTTTTATGGATAAGCCTATCACTTTTAACTTCAATAAGCTTACCATCTTTAAATAAAATATTAAGCCAATTTTCTGCTATTTCTCCAAAATTTAAATCATGGGTAAAACTTGAAGAGTATTTCATTTGTTAAATTTTAACTTCCTTTTGTTGATTTAGAATTTCTTTTCCTTTATCTGATAATGGTCTAGCATATATTCTTAATTTCTTTTGTGTAGTTGGGCATACAAAAGTTAAACCTGCATCTAGATAAGATTTTATTATTAATTCTAAAACTCCATCAGCATCTTCACTTGCGCCAATTACATGAGGTTCATCATAATCAAATTGCATACAGAAATCGCATCCGTTTAATGGTTCTGCATTTTGCGGAAGGTTTAATTGTTTTTCTTTTTTAGATTTTGCCATTATTAAAGTTTTTGTGGGTGTTTTCAATATCTTGTAAAAATTCTCTTGCTTTTTCTACTTTTTGCTCAATGCGTAAAATATCATCTTCGTTTCTATTAACTTCAAACATAAGTATTCTTTCTTCCATAGCTATATCATCAAACTTCATGTTTAATTCTAACTTCATAGCTTCTCTTACAAACTCTGGGCTTTCTTCTGAAATTACATCTAGCTTTTTTAGTAAATAATACTTCTCTTGTTGGATAATATTATCTGGTGTATTTACAAGGCAATAAGCAATGGTAGCTTTGGTTTTACCCGTAAGCCACATATATGACATCATTTGCCAATAGTATAAATTATCAAGTTTATCTGGGATATTACCTAAGAATGTCCATAGGTCATAGCTAGATTTAATATCAATAATTCCATCATCAATAATATCTGGTAACCCTGTTATGTATTTATTTAAAAATCTTTCCGTATTTTTAGCAAAAGGTTTTTTTAAGAACATAGACAATAAATCAATCGATTCTTGCTCTACTTCAATTCCTTTTTTCATTTGCTTTGTTTGAATATCTTTACTCCTATTATACTTATTAGAAATATAAACATCAAGCAAATGTCTTTGTGCGGTCTTAGAAAGCAACCCAGCTTCTTTGTCCGCTTTGGTTACTGGTTCGGTCATTATATATCCTACAGAGCTTGCTCTGATTAGTGTTTCATTCCAATTCATAGTTATAAAGATTTATGTTTAGCATTATAAGATTCCAATACCTCTGGATTATTTTTAGCCATTAATTCCCAAGCTCTTAACTCTTCTTTAGTATTGCAGGCATTTATAAACTCTATTGTTTTTTCAGCTAAAGATTTTTTAGATTGAGTAGGAATAATTTCATCAGGTATCTCTTGGTAAAATTCATTTAAATCCTTTAATTTAATTACATTTTGCTTGTGATACTCTTCCACAAGCTCTCTTGCATAGTCAAGGGCTTTAGTAGCAGATTCACCCTCATTGAGAGCAAATTCAACGCCAATTTTTTCAGAAGAATAGTTTCCTAAGTTAAATGTTCTAGTGTAGTTAATCGTTTGTATATGCATAATATTGGTTTATTTTATTCTGGTTACAGTAGTAGTGTTGTCAGTAGCTTTAATCTTAAATAATTTATCTTTGTGAGCATCTTTTTTCTTTAAATTGGATACCATAACCATTACGGAAGTATATGGGTTATCTAATCTAAGATGTTCGCCTAATGTTAAATCAGCAACCTTACTGGAAACTGAATCGGGGGAAATGCTTCTTGCCATGTTGTGTGTTTTGGAACAAAATTAATTTAATTAATTTAATTAAAAAAATAAATTTAATTAAATTTTTGTATATATTTGTATCCGCATAAGACATAGTTAAAGGTTTAACTGGTATCGCTCCTAAGTTTCTACTTGGGAGCCTTTTTTTGTCATTTAGTCAAGTTATAGCTTTACGACAAGGGGCGGTCTGGTCAATCCCTAGCTTTACTTTGGGTGAAAGGTTTAAAAATGTGAACATTTGCGTAGTATAACTACTGACAATTAACAAATTATGTCACAATTATTTAAAAATCAGTGACATATCTACCCTAATTATGTTACAATATTTTACATATTGAACCCTAACTATTTGACACATTATGCATGAATATTCAGAAAAATTCATGCAGATGTTACCATTTTGGTTACGTTACCAAAATGGTTAAAGTTCGCTATTAGAGAACTTATCGTTCACAAAAGTTACCTAATAAAACAACTTTGAGCCGTATTTGAGCGACAATCGGCTCATTTATGAACGATAAAAAACCCCATGTCATTCTAAAACATGGGGCTAAACTACTAAATCTACAAACTATGATAACCACCGTAAAAATATAAATTATTTTTCAATAAATTTCTTTTTTACCAAGTTTAGCTTTGCCCTGTATTCTAGGATTAAGCCTTTTAGCTCATCTTTTGTAGGTTTTGCTGTTTGCCTAGCTGTTTCTCTTAAATATTCAACTATAGCATTATTTTCTTCGTGTAATTTGTATTCAAACTCTTCTATATTACCAGTTTTAAAGTAATTACATTCCATACATTGTGGTCTGCAATTTTGTTCCATCCATCTAGTGCTTAAATTTGACCTACCCATAAAATGACCGCATTGTATTTCTGCAATTGTATGTTTTTTACCACAAGTATAACATTCAACGGTACCTGTTTTATCTGCATATCTATTTCTAATGTATTGACTAAATACATGGTCAAGGTCTTGAATAAGATTCTGAAAACTTTCTGTATCATCTTCAAATTCTTCCATTCTTTTTTGCGTAGAATGTACTGTGGCGCATTGTTTACACATCTTTTTGGAAAACCAATAATCAATATTGCCACAATTAACACAACGCTTTTTCTTTGTTATTATTGTACTATTGTATGCCATCTTTTTTTATTTTATTTCTTTCTTGATTTTTAATTACTACTTTATCTAATTTTTCTTGACCTTTTTTACCAATGTATAACATTTGTATGTCAAAGTAAAAATCTTCTTTATCATCTTTAGTTAAGTCAGGATGATTTTTAATCCTGTGCATTATTTCATCTTCGGTTATCCATCTTTCCATTTGTGTAGTTTATTATTTATAAATCTATATTTCCCAATATATTTTTCTTCTTTCCAAAACTCAATAACTAAATCTAATCTCTTAGCCATTTCGTATATTAATTCTTTGTTTTCCATTTGCAAATTTAATTAAATTAATTGAACTACAAAATAATTTTAAAAAAAAGTTAAAAATATTTGGGAATATAAAAAATAACACTATTTTTGTTCTCCAATAATCAAAACAAATTTATGGAAATCAAAACTGAATTAAGACTACACGAGAGAATCAAAGAGTCTTTAGATGGGCGTACACAAAGGTGGTTATCGCTTAATGCAAAGATACCAGAATCGGAATTATCACGAAAGATGCAAGGTAAATTATTATTTACCGATGCAGAAATAACTCGTATTAACGAGGCGTTGAAAACCGATTTTATTAACGATTAAATAAATTCTAATGGCTCGCCCAATAAAGAATTACTGTGATTATTTCCCTCACGATAGAGATATGCGAAACCATAGAAAGGTTAAAGCTATCCGTACAAAGTTTGGAGTTACCGGCTATGCTATATGGTCTATGACTTTAGAGTATTTAACAGGCATAGATGGTAATGTTTTAGAATATTCAGATGTAGAATTTGAATTAATGGCTGGTGATTTTGGAGTTTCTGCCACAGAAATACGGGATGTACTGGATTACTGCATTAAGTTGGAGATGTTATTCCTAAATAATGGCTTTATTAACTCAGAATCGCTTGATGAAAGACTAGTACCTGTTTACGAAAAAAGAGGTCGCAGTAAGGATAATAGTAAGAAACAACAGCGTGTGAACGGTAAATTTGTTAGCAGTAATACCGTTAGTAACGGAGTTTCTGTGGCAGAAAAACCGCAAAGTAAAGTAAATAAAAGTAAAGTAAAAGAAACTATACCAAGTATAGAGGAGTTTTTGTCTTTTTGCAAGGAGGATATGGTAAAGAACAATATGAATTTCAATTTGTACGAATACTCGTTAAAATCAAAATACGAGTCTTGGGTCGAAAATGGGTGGAAAGATGGTCATAATAACATAATAAAGATATGGAAGTCTAAAATTCGCAACACTATACCACATTTAAGACCTATGCAGACACTTTCTAATAAAAGTGGAGGGAAGTATCAAAATGAATTAGAAACCGCTAGAAACGCCTTTAAACCAATTTCTGAATAATGATAACAATTTTTAAAAATATCTTTTCTAAGGAACCAAATTACATTTCTGTTGAAGCAGCGTTAAAAAGAATACAAGAAGGTAAAAGTAAATCTACCGTATTCGAAATTAGAGGAACAATTGATAAAGAAAAAGCAAATAAGATAAAACTGAACCTTCCTTCGGTATGTTTTAGTGGTAAATTTGGCCCCGATAGAACTGATGCTCAGTTAATTAAGCATAGTGGGTACATAGTTTTGGATTTTGACAATGTATTTGAGCTTAGAGATAAGCAAAATGAGATTATTTCACATCCATTTGTTTACGCTTGTTGGATTAGCCCATCTGGTAACGGATTAAAAGCTTTGGTAAAAGTAGCAAATGGTGAAAAGCATAGAGAACATTTCCAAGCATTACAAGAAGTGTTTCCAGAAATTGACCGAAGCGGAATTAACCAAAGCAGAGTATGTTATGAGAGTTACGACCCGGAAATTTACATAAACGACAAGGCTGAAGTTTTCAAGAAGATTAAAAAAACTGAAAAGGTTGTGGTTTATGAGAAAAACGATGATGACCAAAAGATATTTAAGAACGTTTTGACTTGGTTGTCTAATAAAAACGAGGCTTTTGTTACGGGAGAAAGGAATAATTTTATATTTAAGTTAGCATCGGCTTGTTGTCGTTTTGGTATTAATGAAACGGCAGCTAATTCTATGATTCATATGGAATTTATCACTAATTCTGAGTTTACAAAGAATGAAGCAGATAGAGCAATACGTTCTGCATATAAGGCAAATTCAAAAAACTTTGGAAGTGCATCATTTGATAAAGAAGTATTAGTTGATAAGGTTTCTAGGAAAGAAATAGAGGTAGAGAAAGCCGTATTTGATGAAGGCTTAAAATTAAAAGATGTTATTTACGGAATTGATGTAAAAGAACAAGCTTTAAGAATATATGATGAAGGATATGCTAAAGTAGATGGTATTGGTGTACCCGATTTAGATGATAAATTTAAACCAAAGAGAGGTGAGATTACAGTTCTTACTGGTATTGGTAACTATGGTAAATCTTCGTTTAAAAAATGGTACCAAGCTATGCGCATAATGTTATACGGAGAAAAGTTTGCTACATTTTCACCAGAAGATAACCCACCAGAAGAATACTACCATGATTTTGTAGAGATTATTTTAGGATGTGATTGTAGTCCTGCAAATCCACATAGACCATCTAAACAAGTTTACGAATATGTTTATGATTTAGTATGCAAGCATATATTTTATGTTTATCCTAAAGATGTTTCGCCTACTCCACAATATGTGATGGAAGTATTCTTAGAGTTAATTGTGAAAGAGAATGTTGATGGCGTAGATATTGACCCTTTCAACCAATTGACAAACGAATATCAAAAATTTTCAAGAAGTGATAAATATCTTGAATGGGTATTGTCTGTATTCTCAAGATTTGCGCAGATAAATAATATTTTCTTTTGGATTATTGCTCATCCCGTTAAAATGATAAAAGCATCTGATGGTAACTATCCTTGTCCTGATGTATTTGATTTAACTGATGGCGCAATGTGGAATAATAAGCTTGATAATATTCTCGTATATCATAGACCCTTTGCTCAAACAGACCCTAGTAATCCATCTTGTGAGTTTCATAGTAAAAAGATTAGAAGACAAAAGATTGTTGGTAAAAAAGGATTTATTTTATTTCAAATGTATTTTCAAACAAGAAGATTTTTATTTAATGGATTAGATTCGTTACAAAAAATTATAAACGATAAGAATATAATTTTAAGACCCGATGCATCAGTCCAAAAAACATTTGATAATTGGGTGCCATACAAAGATGACAATGGAACAGAAATTAATTTTTAATAATAAAACAAAACACAATGATTAGAATTTCAGTAATCGGAAGATTAGGACAAGATGCAACAGTAAACAATGTAAATGAAAAAACAGTAATTAATTTTTCAATGGCTTACAGCGAAAAGTTTAAAAACCAACAAGGACAAGAGGTAGATAAAACAACTTGGGTTTCTTGCGCTTACTGGACTGATAAAACCAATGTAGCTAACTATCTTAAAAAGGGTACTTTGATTTACATGGAAGGAAAACCAGAGGCAAAAACATATCTTAATGATAAAACAAAGGAAACAGTGGCACAGCTTCACGCTAGAGTTACAAGTTTACAATTATTATCAAGTAATAAAACAGATGAAAACCAAATTTAATGTATATTCACGAATTAAAAAATACTATTGACGTAGAAACCCCTTTAGGATATGGAAAAGCAATCGCATGGCTCGATTACGGAAGCGACACAAACACTGTTTGGAAAGTCATATTATACCACAACGGCATGGTCAGGAACTTCTATGACGATGATATATTGGTCTACCCCAACAAAATGGATGGAGGAGAAATTGATAAAAATTATTTTCAAACCAAAAAATAAATAATGGCAAAACTTACAAATTCATCCAAAATTACGTTTGGAACAAAAAAATCAGGGAGAGCTAAAAAATCTTATAACAAACATTCTCCTCGTCCGAAACAATATCGAGGACAAGGAAGGTAAAATAAATATATGAATAATAAAGCCGCAAAAAAACTAAGAAGGTTAGCAATTGCAATTGCCGCCGCTAATGGTAAAATTGAAGACTCAGAAAGAATCTACAAGAACCTAAAAACGGTACATAAAGAAAATAAAAAAGCCCCTCAAAATTAAAAGAGGGGCTAATTCATTAAGCGTTTGCTGCAGAATTAATCTGTGCTACAGTAGAAGTCGTATAAAATAATACGGGTACTTGGTTTAAACCAGTAGGTGCTACTTCGACTATTGAATTCATAGTTACTCCGTTAGCTACAAAATTAGCAGGAGCTGGGTAAGCTGCAAATGCAGTTACTGGGAATCCGTAAGAAATACCAGATGTTGCTGGAGTCCCGTTAGGGTTTAATAAAGCATATTGATTTCTTTGATATGCTGTAATTGATACTATTGTTGCCATTTTATTATTTTTTTAAATTGTTTTTTAAATTAAGCTGCAGTTGTAGTTGTAGTTGTAGGAGCTGCAGTTGTTGTAGTAGTTGTTGTAGGTGTTGCAGTTGTTGTGGTAGTTTGTGCGCCACCGCCATTGATTGCAGTAATTAGAGCAGCCACAGTTGCATTACTATATAACTTCTCAGCTGGTTGGTTAAGACCACTAGGATACAAAAGAATTAATGAATTCATTTGTACTCCGTTTGCTACTACAGTAGTTGGTTGTAATTGCAAGTTTTCCGTAGGTAATGAAAATTGTACACCATTAAGCGCAGGTGTTCCGTTTGCGTTTGTTAAATCGTATTGATTTCTACGATAAACATAAACTAATAAATGATTTGCCATTTTTTTTGGTTTTTATTTTTTGTTTTAAAATTGTTTCAACAAATATAAGCAATTATTAGGAATTTATTTTTGAAAAAATATTAAATTAATTAAATTAGCACTACATTTGTATTAAATTAATTAAACTATGAAATTGAAAGCTCCAAGTAATAGAGTAATCATTAAGGTTGATTTAGAAAGTAAAAATAGCCATACGTTTAAAGATGGTACAAAAATTAAACTAGAAAGAGTATATGACAATTTTAATATGCGATATGTTAAACCGGTTAATGCTGAGGTTGTTGATGCTAAAGACATTCCTACAGGAGCTGAAATTCTTATCCATCATAATGCTACTCATGATACTTATAAGATTTTTAATTATCAAAGACCTACTACTGAAGCTTCTTCAGATATTCAATATTTCTCAATACCAATCGAAGAATGTTTTATGTGGAGAGAAACAAAAGGTTCCATATGGAACGCTTTAAATAATTTTGTTACAGCACTAAGAATATTTAAACCATATAACGGGATGCTTGAGGGCATTGAGCCAGAAGTAATGAATAATAAACTATACATAACTAGCGGTGAGTTGAAGGGTAGAGCAGTTAATACCGTAATTTCAAGTGATTATGAGATTATATATCAAAATGACGATGGAACAGAAGGAAGAATTATTAGATTAAGATATTATCCAGACGGTAACGATAGAAATGAGATTATAGCCATAAACGATAATATGACAGCATTGGTTGAGAGTGGTGATTTATGGGTGGGGTATAGCAAATCAGATGCAAAACAATTAAAAGAATTAGAATGTCTGTAGAATTAGATAAAATAAAGGATTTAGAAAAGCAAATTGCATATTTACAAGGCAGAAATGCTTATTACGAGCAAGATGGTATTGGTAAGCTATATCATGCCTTAAATAGAAAGGCTAATGAGATGGCTGAGTTATTGAACAAAACTAGTCTTACAGCTATTGATATTGACGACCCTAAGATTAAGACTTTTGAGAGATTGCAAAAAATATGGGTGGATGCGGGAACAATTTCTGCTTCAATAAAGGCATTAGAAGTATTAGCTGGAATAAATCAAGAAGTAACTGATAAAAAAGAGGTAGTTCAAGTTAATAAAAAACCATTTTCTCCAGAGAATATGGCTGATGCCGTTGGCGAGTTGGCTGGTAAAAGAATATAATTATGTACGAAAAAATTGATGGTGGAACTATAGTAGATATCCAAGGATTGAAGTGTAATCTTCCTCCAGATGGGTATGTTTATAATATAATTACCAAACAATTAGAATTTAGGGGTGTTTACGAGAGAGATAAAAATATAGGCGAGCAATATTGGAAAAGAATACCGATGCCAAGTTGGTATGCTGACACAATGAAGAAGTGGGATGAGTTTGATAAAAAGAAAAAAGACGATGAGCTTGAATTTTACGATGAAAAATTAGAAGAATTTAAAAGGCAAGAGTGGGATAGAAGATTGAATGGATTTTGGTACATGAATAATGGGGTGCCTACTTATTTGACTGGTTTACACTATTTATACTTGCAATGGTGGTCAATTGATATTGGTTATCCAAAGTTTAGGATACCAGATTTAGAGAAGTTCTATTTTATGGAATATTGTATTCAAGACCCGTTATGTATGGGGATGCTTGAGGTAACAAAAAGAAGATTTGGTAAGTCATTTGTAGCTGGTTTATTTGTAACTGAATACACTACAAGGACAAAGATGACAAACGGCGGTATTCAGTCTAAAACAGGCTCTGATGCTAAAAAATTCTTCGCTAAGACAGTGGTAAATCCATTTAGGCGACTCCCCAAGTTTTTTAGACCAGAATATGATATGTCTTTGGGGGTAAATCCAAAGTCTGAGATGCGATTCCAAAAGACAAACGTAAGGGGTAAAAAGGCAGAGGAAAATGTAGATAAAGATGAATTAGGTTCAGTTATTGACCACCAATCAGCAGATACTGTTGCCTATGATGGACAAAAACTCCATAGATATGTAGCAGACGAGTGCGGTAAAACCACAGAGGTTAATGTATATGACAGACATGAGGTTGTGCGTTATTGTTTGTTAGATGATGAGGGACAAATTATTGGTAAAGCATTATATACTACCACAGTAGAGAAGCTTACAACTGAAAAAGATGGTGTTCAAGATGCCTTTAAATTATTATGGGAAGAAAGTAATCAAGAAAAACGACAAGATAATGGAACTACTTCTAGCGGTCTTTATCGATTCTTCATGTCTGCAAAGCGTACAAGAAATTTTGACGATTTTGGGCATCCAGATGAAGAAAAAACTTTGGCTCAAATTTTAGCCGACAGGGACACAGTAAAAAATAATCAAAGAGCATTATCTGCTCGTATTAGAAAAGAGCCTCTAACCATAGACGAAGCTTTTAGTACAGATTCAGATAAGTGTATTTTTAATGTAATGAATATTGGGGCAAGAGAGTCTTATTTAAAAGAAAATCCTAAACTCAAGCGTCATGTTATATTTTATAGAGATATTGACCAAGTAGTTAGGTGGCGAGAGATAAATGATAAAGAAGAGGATTTTCATTGGGTTATAACTCAGTTCCCACAAGCAGGCGAAGAAAACAAGCATACTTACGATGTAAAAACTAAAAAGCCAGCTAGGGTATCTGATGGCGCAATAGCAATTGATGGTTATAGTAATAGTCAGGGTGGTAAGTATGGCTCAAAAGCATCAGCTTGGATTGGCAGAAGGTATGATTTATTAAATCCAGAACATACTGGGAAGGCAATTGGTCATCTTTACGGAAGACCACAAATAAAAGAAACTTTACATGAACAAGTTCTTTTAGCAGCTGAATTTTATGGCTATCAAGCTTGGTATGAGCATAATAGTGATGATTACCTATCCTATTTTAGAGATAGAGGAAGAGTTGGTTATCTTGGTTCATACCCGCTTTCAACAATTGACCCTGCAAAAAGAGAAACAGCTGATAGACACAAAGGATTTCCTACTACACCGTTTAGCTTGACAAAGCAAACCGATGTGGGGATTATGTATTTTGAATCACATATTGATTCAATAGATTTTGAAAATTTGTTAGAAGATGCAAAAAAATTCGACCCAAACAATAGAACAGACTATGATATTACCGTATCTTTTTTGATGTTAATTGTATGTTTAATGGAACCGGTCCAAAAACAAATCAAGAGAGAAGCGCTTGTAAAAAGTTATGTTCCTGTGTTTAATTAATTAAAATTTTACTAAATTCTTAATATTTAGTATATTTGACACAAAATACACTCAATTGGCAGATAGTCCTTTATCAATATCAGCAGCAAATAGTAATGGAGAAGCTTTAAAAAAGTTTCAAATTACTACCGATGTATCTTCTAAGAAAGATTACATGTACGGTAAAAATGTTGCGCAAAGCATCTACTCTACAATATACGGTAACCAAACTTATTTTTGGTTAAGAAATAATAGATTTAGAAAAAATAGACAAATTGCAAATGGTAAAATAGACATGAGTGTGTTTATGGACCGTTTAGAAATGAATAGCAAAGCTAACTTTGTAAATATAAATTGGAAATCAATTATTATTGGTAATACAATTGTTGCAAGATTGGTTGGTTCATGGATGAGTAGAAAAGAAAAAGTTGCAGTTGTTGCAACAGATAGCGCATCAGCAATGTTAAAAAAAGATGCAGCCGATGAAGCAGAATTTGTTTATCAAAATAAAGAAGTTCTTTCTCAATTACAAGAAGAGTCAGGAGTTCAAATTATTCCACAAGACCAATTTGTAGCTGAAGATAAAGATGAATTAGACCAATGGATTTTACAATTTAATCATTTACCTGAAGAAATTCAATATAGCATTGGTTGCAATAATGTATTAGAAGCTAATGGTTGGAACGATGTTTTAAAACAAAGACTATTACATGATTCAGCAGAAGTTGGATTAGTGTGTACATATACTTGGATGGATGAAGAAGGAGAAGTTCATGTTCAATGGATTCGTCCTGAAAACGCAATTTATTCATATTCTGATTTTCCAGATTTTAGAGATACAACATATCGTGGACATATTTTGTCTATGAAAATTAGTGAAATAAGGGCTAGATATAGCATCGCTTCAGGTGGTACATTATCTGAAGAAGATATATTTATGTTAGCTCAGTCATGTAAGGAATACCAATTAACTGATAAGATTAAGTGGATGCAAGATTGGAATGTTTCTTGGTTAAGACCTTATGATGAATGGAACATTGATTTGATGAAATTTGAAATTAAAACATTAGATTCTGATGGATATACTGTTACCAAAACTAAAAAGAACGGTAGCACTATTATAAGAAAAGGCAAGCCTGAAAAAATTGATGAAAATCAAGAGTATTTAGAAGAAAAGAAATGGAACATATACGAAGGCGTATATTGTCCTGTTACCCAAAAAATGATTCATTGGGGAATTAAGAAAAATATGATTCGCCCTCAAGACCCAAAAGAAATTGGGAACGCAGAATTTTCATATAGTTTTTATATGTATGACCCATACGATATGCGTAATGTGGCTGTACCTGAAAAAATAGAAGAGCCTATCGAGCAGATGATTTTAGCTAGATTGAAGATACAACAAATGGTAGCCAAGATGGTGCCAGCTGGTGCTTCAATCGATGTTGACGCATTGCAAGAGCTTGATTTAGGATTAGGTGATTCTGTTAAACCACTAGAAGTTCAAAAAATATGGGAACAAACAGGTAAGCTTTATTATCGTGGTAGAGATGCTGAGGGTAATAGAATACCAGTACCAATTACAGAATTAGCTAATACAGGATTTGCTCCTCAATTGCAAGCTTTAATTCAATTATACCAATTTCATTATCAAGTATTGAAAGATGAGCTAGGGGAAGACCCTAATTTAATGAATCAAGCCGCACAGCCAAGAGTTGCTGCATCAAATATTGAAGCTTCAAGAGTTTTAGCTAATAATGCAACCGAATATATGTATGACGCATATATTTATGTAATGGAAGAAAGCTGTAAAAAAATAGCTTGTTTATTGAATAAAAGCGTAACATACGGCTCTAAAAAATATAGAGATTTATTAAAACAAGAAGATGTTAAGGATAGAAATTTTGTTGCTACAATTAAAATGTTACCGACAGAAATGGAGATAGCAAATTTGCAAGCAATGATGAATAATGCTATTGCATCAAACCCTCAATTGATTATATATTTAGACCCTTTTAAAGCAATGAGAATTGCAAAAGAAAATGTGTCATTAGCTGAGCTATACTTCAGACAAGCTCAAAAAAGATATATAAAAACAGAGCAAGAAAAAGCTCAAACAAATAGCGAACAAAATGCACAGATTCAACAATCTAGCATGCAAGCTAAGGCTCAAGGCGATGCCGCTTTGTTAGATAAACAAACGCAAGCTAAGCAAAGAGAAATTATAATACAAGGTATGTTTGATTTGGCTAAAGCTAGTATCCCAATGCCAATAGAATTAAAGCCTTTAATAGCTGAAATGTTGCAAAATATTGAAGTACCATTGGCTATTGATAATCAGCAAATGGAGGAAGCGCTGCAGCAACAACAAATGCAAATTCAGCAACAACAAATGGAACAAGGTCAAGGCTCACCTGAAGAAGAGCAGATGATGATGGAACAGCAACAAATGCAACAACAATAAAATAACATAAAAAATAAATAAAATGGCAACGGTAAGTAAACTTTTAATAAGACTACAAAAATTTAGTTCAAAAATTAGCACAGTTGTAGATGCAACAGATTCTTTTAATGCTAATAATAATTTTTACCAAGATTTATCTGGATGGGATTCTGCGGTAGTACAATTTGTAGGTACATCTGGAACAGTTAGTTTTAGTACTACTAACGATGATGGTTCTATTACAGGGCAATTATCACCTGCACCAGAAGTGCCAATTAACTGGGTTTCGGTTTTAGGAGTTAATTTAACAACCAAAACAGATATTGCATCAATTGCGGCAGCTGGTATTGTTGAATTTGGTATTATTGGTAAATATTTGTTATTACAAGGTAATACAACAACAACGACAACGGCAGCGCCTACTACCACAACAACAGCAGCACCTTAATATTTAAAAAAGATAAAAAATGGCAAATTTAATAGCATATGTATTATCAAAAAATACATACCCAACAGCAAGCGAAGCAGGTTATGTCGCAACATCACAAGGGACACAAGTAGTATACGCTACAACATCAACCCTAACTACTTCTAATAAATTATTTACTAGTAGTAAGTCAAAGCAGCCAATTTACGGTGACGGGACAAGTTGGTATGGCGTACATTTATTAACTGATACAACAGTTGATTATGTAATTACCATTAACAATAGTGGTACTATAGTTATAGACTAATAAAATAGAAACCAAATAAGCATTTATGCCAGATAATACAGACATGTCAGCGCCAATTACGCTGGCAGAAGGTTACAATCCGTTTTCGGATGAAAATGCACCACAAGTGCAACAGCAAGTAGAAGTAGCCCCTACTGCACCAAATGAGCCAGCACAAGCAGCTCCTCCTCCACAAGAGGAAACAAAAGTAGAGGAACAAGCAGTATCTACTCAATCATTTGACTCAAATCAATTTGTAAAAGAAAGATTTGGTTATGATAGCGTAGAGCAAGCTGAACAAGAGTTTAAGAAACTCAAAGAACAACCAAGTTTTGAATTTAAAGATGATGTAAGCAAGTCGTTATTTGATGCCATTAAAGAAGGCAAAGCTGATGATGTTTATGAAATCTTAAATCAGCAAAAAAGGTTAGAAAAATTAACGAGTTCAGAATTAACGCCAGACTTGGCTGCTGAAATTGTTAAAACGAATATTAAGAATAAATACAAAGACTTATCAGCAGATGATGTTGAGCTTTTGTTTTATGACCAACATTTCGTACCTTTAAAGCCTGAACAAGGTTATGATGAATCCGATGAGGATTATGCTGGGAAAGTAAAAACATGGCAATCGCAAGTAGATTACGCAGAACGAAAGTTGATGATTGAAGCGAAAGTGATTAGACCAGAGCTGGAAAAATTAAAAAGTGAAATAAAGTTACCTGATATTTATAATGAGGCTGGAAGAGAAGCTGAATCTCAAGAGGAATTTGAGATTATGCAACAAGCAAGGTCGATTTATGAAAAAACACTTGATTCTGATTTCCAATCCTTTAGTGGATTTAATGTTTCGGTAAAAGACGAGGATGTCGAAATACCGATTTCATTTAATGTAGCTGAAGATGAAAGATTGGCAATGAAGAATGATTTGACAGATTTTGATAGTGACTCATATTTTGAGAAAAGATGGTTCGCCGAGGATGGTAAACCAAAAGTTCAACAAATAATGGCAGATAAATATCTGCTAGAGAATCGTGAAAAAATCTTTTCAAAAATAGCAAATGAAGCAGCATCTCAAAGATTGTTGGCTCATTTAAAGAAAAACGGGAATATAAATATCAACCAAAGCCCAACTCCTCAAGGAGCGAAACCAGACCTTAATGGCACCGAAGCTGAAAGGCTAAGGATGGCAGAATGGGCTTTTAGTTCGTAACTTGATATTTGCCTTTGGAGGAGGCGCAAAAAAATAAAAAATAAATATCATGGCAGGAATACCTACCTCAAATATTTTGCAGCCGGGTTCAATCTCGTTGCAAACCCAGAATAGGCAACTTATGGTTGACCTACAATTATTAACTCCACAGTACTACAAGCAATATACTCAAAAGTATGGCAATGAAGATTTTACATGGTGGTTAGCTGCTCATAGCGGCATGGAAGAAGTTAAAAACTTAAACTACTTCTGGTTTGAAAACCGCGGTAAATTAATGCCGGGTGTTACAAACAATAGCACAGTTGCTGCTGCAGCTGGTGCTTCTATTACATTAACTTTAGGAGCAGAAGCTTACTACAACAGTGGTACTCAATCTCCATTAAGAGTTAATGAAACTTTGCGTGTTGCATCTTCAAACATTGAGGGTGTTATCGTAAGTATCGATGATTCTGTTCCTAATGCATTTACTTTTGTAGTTGCTCCTAAGCAAACTACTCAAGGCTTCCAATCAGCTGGTTCTGGTTCATTATTAGCTGGTGAGGTTTTATTATTCGGTGGTGACGCAGATGCTGGTGAAGCTTCTCAAGCTATCAATCCTTTAATCCAATTGGACGAAAGATATGATAACTATGTGACAGAAATTCGTGATGGTTGGTCTAACACTGACTTAGCGCAAATGGCTGAAACATATTATGAGTTCCCTGTATCTCCAGATATGGCTCAAAATGGCGTTACTGCGTTTACTTACAAAGGTATGTATAAGACTCTTGTTCGTTTCAAAAACAACGTAGAAGCAAAATTAATGCGTGGTAATTTACAAAATAACAGCGCAATTGATTCTAACTCTCAAGGTTCAGTAGGTATCATTCCTAAAGTTGTTGCTGACGGTGAAACTGTTGGTTACACTCCGGGTACATTAGATATCGCTAAATTACATGAGATTACTCGTATCATGGACGTTAATGGTTGTGCTAAGCAATCTGCTTGGTTAACTGACATCTTCCAAAGACAAGATTTCTCTGATGGTATCTTCGCTGCTTACCCAGCTGGTGCTTTCGTTTATGGACAAGGCGAGAAGTCAAAAGAGGCTTCTGTTGCTTATGGTTTCCAAGAAATTTTCATCGATGGATATTTATTATCTGTAAAGAAGTACGCTCAATTCAACACTGAGGTTACTACTGGTTTAACTCCAAATGTAGATTACTTCCGTAATTTCGGATTAATCTATCCAATGGGTGAAACTAAGGATGCGAAAACCGCTCAAGTTTACAAGAATATCACTATTATGTATCAACAACCTCCTCAAGGTGGTACTGTTGGTAACGGTATTCGCGTATGGCAATATGGTGGTGGTTCTCCAAACCCTACAGATGGTACAATGACTAATCAAATCGCGATGATTACCTACAGAGGCACTCGTGTTTGTGCAGCAAACCAATTTATCATCGTTCAAGGTAACTAATTTGTTACCAAAATAATCGGGTAGGGGCAACTTTATTGATTGCTCCTACCTTTTTTAAACATTAAAAAATAACCATTTATGGCTCGTTTAAAGGCAGTAGGTTTAGCAGATGCTAACTATTCACAACAAGGTGAAGTAAAAGTACAAAGACAAAATGATGAGGCTGCACAAGCTATGCAGGAATCCTTTTCATCTAATACAGCAACAACTTTCAAGATTTTCAAATTATCAGATACCAAGAAAAATGGTAGATACCATATGGAAGGTATTGACGATGTTTGGAATGAAAAGAAAGGTAGAATGGAAAGAATAAGACTTTTGAGAGGTTATCCAAGTATTTGGGTAGAAGACCAAAAAGGACTTGAAAAATCATTCGTTGAACAAAACAGAAGAAGCTTAATTTTTGACAGAAGAGTATTAAGAGTAGCTGAATATGACGTAGAAGCTCTTGAGTTTTTAAATCTATGTAACGCTAATCTAGATAATCCTAACAAAAAAGGTACTAGAAAAATTACATTCTTTCAATGGAATCCACAAAGAACAGCAGAGCTTGAAAGAGCTAAAAGAGTCGCTAAAGTTGAAGCAATTAAATACGCTTCATTGGCAAGCGAGGACGAAATGCGTAAGCACTCTAATTTCTTGGGAATTGCATTTACGGATGAATTAGGAATGCCTAAATCAATGGATGCATTAAGAAATGACTACGAACTTTACGCTGAAGCTCAACCTAATAAGTTTATGCAAAGCGCTGGTTCTAAAGAAGTTGAAATAGCATTTATAGTTAAAAAAGCTTTAATTGATAATAAAATTGACACTACTACAAAAAGAGGTTCAGCTTATTGGTCAAATAATGGAGGTTATATTTGTAAGATACCATCTGACAAAAAACCGCAAAATTATTTAGTCGAATTTGCAATGTACCCTCAAGATGAAAGTAAGGCATTTTTAGAGCAATTAAAGAAATTGATGTAATCTTTCCCCCTCTAAATAAAAGAAGCCCTGTAGCCTAAAAATTACGGGGCTTTTTTGTATCTTTTTCGTATATTTGTTGTACAACTTATTTCAATGAATGTTAATGATATGTATCAGATATGCCAATTTGCAATTAACAAAGCGCAAAATGGTTATTTAACTCCATCAGAATTTAATCTGACTATAAATCAAGCACAGGTTTCATATCAAGATTATTTATTAGGAGAGTTTCAACAATACCAACCCGGAAGACCACAAGCTAGAATAAATTATAGTCAAAACGAAAATATAAGACAAAGACTTACTCCATTGCTTGCAACTACAGCACTCGTAGTTAATGCCGGCACTGGTGCTATAGCTTATCCGGGCGACTATGTTCAAGCAGATAGTTTATTGACTTCTACGGTGCAAAGAGTTAGATATACTCAACAAGACAGCTTATATTCTTATTTAAATAGTACAATTGACCCTGTAGCGACTAATCCTATTTATATGATTACTAGTACTGGATTCCAATTTTATCCAATAACAATTGGTACTGTTACCTTGAATTATATCAAGGAAGCCCCATCAATAGTTTGGGCTTATACCACTGTTAGTGGCAGACCTGTTTATAGTTCTGGTACAAGCGTTCAGCCTGTTTGGGCTGATGTAGATTTGTTAGAAATAATAGCTCGTGCATTAAAATTAATAGGGTTAAACTTGCAAGATGGACAACTACAGCAATATGCTAATCAAGTAACTCAACAAGGACAATAATGACTAGAAAAACATTTATAGAAAGAATATTAAGACAAATCTATAATGGGCAGCCATCAGATGATAGTAATATTACTTTTAATTTGGTTAATGAATGGCTTAACGATGCAATTGGGGTAGCTGCTAAAAAGAATTATACAGATAGTATTCAAATGGATGGTGTTGCTTATGTAAACAATTCATTTTATACAAGTTATTCTGGATTGACAATAACATCAGTAAATAATACTACTTTTAAATTTACCTTACCACAAATACCAGTAGCATTGGGTAAAAATGAAGGTCTAGCTACATTAAATTTTAGCAATAATAATACTCCAACAACTTTTGGTGCTGTTCCATTGAGTATGAATCAAGTAAGTTATCAAGATACATTAAGACCAATTCAAAATAAAGTAGTCTATTGGTCACAAGGTCAAGAAGTTTATATGAGTACAGGAATACCATTAACTGCCTATAAAGCTAATGTTAGAATGGTTAGTGGTGGTGATTCAACTGATTTAAATTCAACATTAATTATACCAGATGATTATGTGCCTATTATGGTAGAGTATATTAAAGCTCAATTAGCCTTTGAAAGGTCAAGACCAATAGACACAAGTAATGATGGAGTAGATAATAATAACTAATAATATGAAACCAATTAGAGATTTAGTTTTAGTAAAGCCATTTATGGCAGAAGGTATTACAGAGGGAGGTTTATTTTTACCTGAAAACTACATAGAAAGAAGCTGTAAGGCTAAAGTAGTTTCTACTGGAAGAGGCACAGCTAAAATAAAAATGGAAGCAAAAAAAGACGATATTATTTTTCATATCAAAGGAGCAGGAGAAGCCATTTTATTAAACGATGAATTGCATTTCTTGATTCGTCACAATGATATATTAGCTTACGTTTCAAATAATTAAAAATGTCACAAACAAGAAATTATATAACAATAGATTCAGTAATCAATGATTACATTGATGAAAGTGAACAATCAGTACACAAATACGCTAAATTATATAATATAGCAGTTAGAGGCATGGAAAAGCTTGGGCTAGATTTTTTTTATAAAATTAGGTCAGTTAAAATACCAATTGACACAACAAACTATACAGCTGAATTGCCTAATGATTACATCAGCTATACTAAGATAGGCGTGTTAAACTCAGTAGGAGAAATTATTCCTTTGAAGTTTAATAACAAAATGACTTATTATGCAGACCAACAGCCAGATAGACTTGCTTTAACTCAAGACAATACAATAGCTACTTGGTATCAATCTGATTTGCCTTTATGGTTTAATTATTGGGATGGGTATGGTTTCCAAAATATATACGGCTTACCAAGTGGTTCACCATTTGTAGGCTCATTTAATATAGACGATGCTAATGGGGTGGTTCTTTTAAACCAATATTTTTATTATTCTTATTTGATGATAGAATATTTATCAAGCGGAAATCCAGATGAACCATTTAGAATACCTATTCAATTTAGAGAGGCATTATTATCATTTTTAGCTTGGAGAGATATAGCATCTATACCAAGTACAAGAAAAGGTAATTTAGGCGATAAGAGAGATAGGAAGCAAGAATTTTATAATCAAAGAAGAATTGCTAATGCTCAATTTAAGCCATTATATATAATGCAAGCTTACGAACAAAATTTAGACACACAGCGTATGACTGTAAAAGCTTAGAAATAAATGCCAATTATAAATAACCCGTTTAATGGTAAGCTAAATTTAGATGTTGCTCAATATAGAATTTCCAATGGAGATTATATTGATGCATTGAATATAACTAAAGATTCACAAGGAATCGGTAACGATTTGGTTATTGCTAATATCTTAGGTAATACTGAAATAGCGTATACAGTGCCTGCGGGTGAAAATAAAGTAATTGGATTTTATCCAGATAAGGTAAGAGATAGAGCTTATTATTTTCTTTGGAATAGTAATGGTTATAATAGTATTTTATATTATAATGCTAGTACAGAAGCTATTGTAAAAGTTTTAGAAAGCAAAACAGATAGCGATAGTATAGACATTTTAAATTTTAATCCTTCTTATAAGGTGTTGTCTGTAAATATTTTTTACAGAGATGACGAAGGAGATTTATTGTTTTTTAATGATGGACTAAATCCACCAAAAGTAATTAATGTATCTGATAATTATGGCACTTCTTGGAAATTAGAATATATATTGGTAGCTAAAGCTCCTCCAATAATGCCACCTAAAGTAGTTTACGAAAATGATACTACTGTAAATGTAAATAATGTAAGAAATACTTTATTTCAGTTTTGTTACAGATATGTTTATGATAATAATGAAAAATCAGTTTGGAGCGCTAGAAGTATAGTGCCATTGCCGCAACAAGATACTTTGTTATTAACTAGCGATATTCCAACTAACAATGCTAGAATTTCAGTATCAACAAGTACTGGTGGAATTGATGTAAGAGCTATCGAAATAGCTTTTAGAGAAACAACAAATGGTTTTACAACTGATTGGTACTTAATTAGTTCTTTCAATAAAGAAGTTTTATCTGTGCCTGATTATGATTTGTATAATTATAAATTTTATAATGACGGTATTTATTCACAAATTGATGTATTAGAAACCGAGCAGTTGCAAGATTATGTTCCTCAAAGAGCAAACGCTGCCGAACTTGCCAATGGGAATGTCTTATTGTATTCTGGTATCACTGAAGGTTATAATAAAACCTCAATGAACTTAGTTTCGGTATCACAAGACGCTTTAGATAGCTACTATTTTGATAAATGTGGATTGTTATTTTTTGCTACAGTTAATGGACTAGATAGTGGGGTTGATGGTACAATATTAAAAATATATATTTACGGTACTGGAACAAATACCTCTGGAATAATATCAACACTTGATAATGCTGGCGGTATATATATGGTAAATATAATCAATAGCGCAGGAACAAGTATAGGTGTTTCTTACACAAATAATACAAACAGCGTAACTGTTTCTACGTTATTAACTGCTATTTCTAGTGCATTTACTACAAACGGAGGAGGATGGACACAAGTGTCTTTGGTTAATAATATACTTACTTTGTCAAATTCTTCAATATTTAAATTGCTTTCTAGCGGTGTAAAGATTTTATTTCCAGCTAATGCGCCTGATAATACGGTGTTTGCAAATGCGTTTTCATCTGGGTACCAATATGCAGTTCAATATTTTGATTATTTAGGAAGAACAATAGGAGCGCAAACAGATATAGATGCATCTTTTACCACTCAAATAGTCCCCGGTGACCCTACTGTGTATAGGTATCCAATTACTAAATTAGAAATAAAAAATAGACCGCCATTAGAGGCTTCTTATTATCATGTATTGAGGTCAAATAATACAACATACAATAAAAGATTATTTTGGATTTCTAAAGCGGCTTATGCAAGCACTTCGGTAGATACTACTGTACAAAGATTTGCATATGTAGACATAAGTAATATAGATGCATATAATGAATTAATAACATCCACTCAAGGGGTGGTTTCATATAATTTTACACAAGGAGATAGAATTACCTTTTTAGCAAGATATAATTCTTCTAATACACAAATTTTATTTACAACTTTATATGACTATGAAGTTTTAGGAACAAATGCTGTTATTACTCTAGGGGATGGTACTATTAAAACTGGTAATTTTATAAAAATAGCTTTCCCTTCTGGAACTGGTTCAGATATTATGTTTACAGGTGATTCTAATTATTTACATTATAAAATATTCTTATACAACTATACAAGTAACTCATCTTCTACACAAAAATTTTTCTATGAAGTTGATAAATGTTTTGGGATAGGCAATGCTGGTACAAGCAATGCTTATCATATTGGATTAGAACAAACTCAATCAGCATCTTCTCCAACATCAGTACCTGCAATAGTTTCTTTAACAAATGGAGATTTATTTTGGAGAAAAAGAAAAGTTTCTTACAGTGATGCATTTGTTTTTACAGCAGGTGGCACAAGTCAAGATATTAATTCATTAATGCAAATTACTGTAACTGATTCTCCAATAACAACATCTGATTATATTGTTAAAACTCAAGCATTTAACAACAATTTGCCTGCAAATTATCCTACTTATGCAAGTGCTAATTTTTTCTTTAATAATTTATTGGCTACAGATGCATTGTTATTGAGACTATCGGGGGAATTTTCTGTGTTTCAATCTCAAGCAAATAATAATACAACATTTAGTATAAAGGCTATTATTTTAACGGCAAGCACTTCAACTTTATTAGATTTAACAAAAACAGAAGTTGTTCAATCTCAAATTGTAACTAATTTTATTTTAGATAATACTATATCAATTCCAGCAACTGCAAAGGTATGGATTGCTGTTTACAGTTCAAACACCCTTGCAGGAGAAACATTTACTTTAAATGCATTTAATTTAAATTTTAATTTATTAAAAAATTATACTATTCCAATAATAGAAAAAAGCTTTAATGATACTTATAATTTAGTTACTAATAGCAACGGAAGGGTATCCGTAGTAGATGAAAATGCAAAACAAACGTATTTCCCTACATTAATTAGATTTGGGGGTGCTTATCAAATAAATACTAATATTAATCAAATAAATAATTTTAAATTTGAAAACTTTGATGAATACGATAGAAGCTTTGGCGATGTAATAAGATTGCATGTTAGGGATAGATATTTAAAAGTTTATCAAAAATTTAAGGTAGGTAATGTGCCTATTTTAACACAAATAGTTAAGGACAGTGCTAACAACCCATTGCAAGCTAATACAGATGTTTTAATTAATAAAATACAGTATTACGCTGGGGATTATGGTATTGGGGACGCAGCAACAAGCTTAGCGTGGAACAACTTTGCAGATTATTTCGTAGATAATTATAGAGGTGTAGTTTGTAGATTAAGTCAAGATGGTATTACTCCAATTAGTATAACTAATTATATGAATGCATTCTTTGTTGCTAAATTAAGCGCTTATAGACAAGAATTGAATAATGGGGTAGTTGAAACAGGAGTATATATGGGGAATCCATGTATTTATGGTGTATTTGATGCTTATACTAATAAGTATATAATAGCTTTGGAAGAGATTGATAGATATTATAATTGTAATTACAATGGTGGTACTGCTATTATAATTCCTACTACTACTACTACTACTACAGCTGCGCCAACTACGACTACTACAGCTGCGCCAACTACGACTACTACAGCTGCACCAACGACAACAACAACCACACAACCACCAGTTTGGTATAATTTATATAATTGTTCATCAGGAGTAATCGAAACATCTGCATCATTCCCTAATGGTACGTTTGCTATTGACCAAAGAGTTGTTTACGGAGGTGGTTTATTCTTCTATGTAACCCAAGTACTTTACACAGACCCGGGTGGAATACAATGGAGTGTTTCTTCAGCAGGTGGTGGATTAACTTTTTGCCCTGCAACAACTACAAGTACTACTACAATACCACCTTTGGAAATTGTAGTAACTATTTCTTGTGATAATACTCAGCCCGGTTCTACTTATCTTGGCAAAGCATCAGTAGCTATTACTGGTGGTAGTGGTCTTTATCAAATAAAAGCTGGATATGTCCCTACTTATGATACCCTTGTATCTGTAACGACAGACCCATTTGTAATAACTAGCCCAACCGCTAATTATGATGGAACATTAGGATTAAGAAATACAACAGGCGGTTCAGATAAGTTTTTGGTATATGTAATAGATAGTTTTGGAACAATTGACACTGCTGCATCAGATATAAATTGCACAACTACGACAACAGCTGCTCCATAAAAATGAATTAAAATAAAAAAATGATAGTATTAGTTACATTAAATTCAGGTCAAGGTTTAAATTTAGGACCAAATTTTACATTAAATGTAAATACTGGTACTATTAATCCTAGCAACGCAACTCTTACTGAGCTTTTATCTGGAATTTATGCTACTGTAGATAATTCTGCAACTAGTGTAACAATTACATCTTTAGGTAGTTGTACTAATAGTTTGATTTTAAATATAAATTCAGCAACTACTACAACAACTACTGCTGCTCCAACAACTACGACTACTACAGCTGCACCTACAACTACTACTACAACAACAACTGCTGCTCCAACTACTACGACAACTGCTGCACCAACAACGACTACTACTGCTGCGCCAACAACGACTACTACTGCTGCGCCAACAACTACAACTACAACTGCTGCACCAACAACTAGTACTACGACAACTGCTGCACCAACAACTAGTACTACGACAACTGCTGCACCAACAACTAGTACTACGACAACTGCTGCACCAACAACTAGTACTACGACAACTGCTGCACCAACAACTAGTACTACGACAACTGCTGCACCAACGACAACGACACTTCCTCCAACGACTACAACAACTACAACATTACCTCCTTTAGTAATAACTAATGGTGGTGTAACTTGTAGCGGCACAACAGGTTCATTTACAGCTTCATTCACAGGTGGAACAAGTACTTATAATTTTGTAGCCATTGCAGATTCACAAGCAAATGCAGCAACTTGTGTCGCGGGCGGAGCTTGCGGAGCTGGTGGGTTTAGAGTTACTTTAGGTGGTGGTGCTACTTCTCATAATTTTAGTGGTATTGCAAATGGTAATTGGTATACTGCAGTTAGAGATTCATTACCTCAAACATCAGTTCAAAATACAGCTGTAACAATAAATTGTACTACGACAACAACTACTGCTGCTCCAACAACTACAACTGCTGCACCAACGACAACGACACTTCCTCCAACGACTACAACAACTACAACATTACCTCCTTTAGTAATAACTAATGGTGGTGTAACTTGTAGCGGCACAACAGGTTCATTTACAGCTTCATTCACAGGTGGAACAAGTACTTATAATTTTGTAGCCATTGCAGATTCACAAGCAAATGCAGCAACTTGTGTCGCGGGCGGAGCTTGCGGAGCTGGTGGGTTTAGAGTTACTTTAGGTGGTGGTGCTACTTCTCATAATTTTAGTGGTATTGCAAATGGTAATTGGTATACTGCAGTTAGAGATTCATTACCTCAAACATCAGTTCAAAATACAGCTGTAACAATAAATTGTACTACGACAACAACTACTGCTGCTCCAACAACTACAACTGCTGCACCAACGACAACGACACTTCCTCCAACGACTACAACAACTACAACATTACCTCCTTTAGTAATAACTAATGGTGGTGTAACTTGTAGCGGCACAACAGGTTCATTTACAGCTTCATTCACAGGTGGAACAAGTACTTATAATTTTGTAGCCATTGCAGATTCACAAGCAAATGCAGCAACTTGTGTCGCGGGCGGAGCTTGCGGAGCTGGTGGGTTTAGAGTTACTTTAGGTGGTGGTGCTACTTCTCATAATTTTAGTGGTATTGCAAATGGTAATTGGTATACTGCAGTTAGAGATTCATTACCTCAAACATCAGTTCAAAATACAGCTGTAACAATAAATTGTACTACGACAACAACTACTGCTGCTCCAACAACTACAACTGCTGCACCAACGACTACAACCACAACTGAACCGCCACCACCTCCTCTTGATTATTTTGAATATACTGCTACAATTTGCGATGGAGGAACAAGTAATATTATTACTTCTAGTTCATTATCTGTTGGTTCATATTATTATATAACAGGTGGTACACCTACAACATGTTATTTTATAGATAGTTTTGTGGGCGCAACAGCCACTTCTCCAAATATTTCTTTCGGAGGATTTGCAACAGATTGTTCTGATACAACAAACTGTACTCAATTATAAATAAATAAAAAATGGCAGCATATTTTCATCAAGACCCATATACCATAGCCTTTGACGAGGTAGGTAACTCATTTGAGTCTTTTTATTCATATCATCCAGAGATGATGGGGGAGCTAAATACTACCCTATTCTCGTTTAAAGATGGGGGTATTTGGAGGCACACTAATGATACATTTTTTTGTAACTTCTATAACACACAGTATGGCGCCTCAATAACCACTGTCTTCAATACAGCCTCAATAGATAAAAAGACTTGGATTTCCGTTATGGAAACGGGTAATACCATATGGGCATGTCCAGTAATAACTACCCAAATGAATACAAGTGGGGTTAGTGCAAGCCAAACAAGCTTGCTTTTAGAGTCTGATTTTGCAACTTTGGAAGCTGAGTATCAAGCATCATTTTTAAGGGATTCTAGCAGTCCCGGAGGGCTTATAGAAGGGGATAGCTTGAAGGGCGGTTATATGGTCGTAAAATTTGAGAAAGCAAGTGCAAATTCTTTCGTATATTTGAACAGCGCAACGACTAAATATATTAATTCAGCATTAAATAATAGATAATTATGGACCCATTTACAATTGCCGCTATCGCAGGAGGAGTACAAGCATTAGGCGGCGCTGCACAAAATATTTTTAGTGGCAGAAAGAAAAAAGAAAGAGAATTAAATGCATTTGCAAAACAAAGCCCATTATATCAAGGTAGTAAATCAATTAATGACTATTATCAACAAGCCTTAAATAGATATAATGAAAATCCTTATCAATCTCAACAATATCAATTAGGAGCAATGAATGCTCAAAGAGCTACAGCTCAAGGTATTGGTGCATTGCAAGATAGACGTTCTGCAATTGGAGGAATTGGTAGATTAGCCCTTGGTCAAAATACTGCTATGCAAAATTTAGGCGCACAAGCAGAAGCTCAAAGAAATCAAAGATTTGGTCAATACGGTCAAGCAGCGCAAGCAAAAGCTTCTGAAGATTATAAAATGTTTGATATTAACCAAATGACTCCATATAACAGACAATTGCAATTAAAACAATTGGCAGCTCAAGCAGCAAATGATAGAGCAAGTGCAGGGCTTCAAATGGTGGGTAGCGCATTAGGTGGTATAGCTCAAGCTGGTATGATGGCAGGGCAAAAAACACCGGTGGTTTCTCCAACAGCGACAGCGACAGGAACAGGTTTGTCTGCGGCAAATTTAGCAAAAAATGATGCAATATTAAATAATTTTTTTGCAACAAGGGGCAAATTAAATCCAAATTACATACCTAATGCAAGAGGAGTATATCCACAAAATAGTACATTTATGAATGATATGTCAAACTGGAATAAAGCTCGTAGTTTAGGAGGTTAATTTAAAATAAAAAAATAATGGCAGCAACAGGATTACTTGGAATAAACCCATATCAAAAAGGAGTAGCTATAGATATAGCATCTAAGCCAATTAATTTAGCTATTCAACTTGAACAAAAAGAAGCAGCTAAAAGAGAAGCCTTAGATAAGTATTTAATGGATTATGAAAAATCATTTAATCCTGATGGCATGCGCAAGATAGACCAAGATGTATTTTTAGGAAAATTAGCCAAAGCCAAACAATATTATTTACAGAATAGAGATAAGATATTAAATCCAGCTAAATATGGAGCAGAGGCTCAATCAACTTATTTTTCTGGGTTAAGAGATGCTCAAAATTCAATAGGGCAATCTAAACAAGCTATGGCTCAAGATAAACTAGCTACTCAACATTATATAGCACAAAAAGATTTAAATGCCCCTGATGGATATGCTGATGCGTTAGCATTAAGTCATTTATCAATAGGTGATGAAAGATATAAACCATTAGATGTTACTCAATGGAAATTTTATAAGACGCACGACCCAATGGAATATGCTAATAAGGTATTTTCTAAAATACCATTAAGCGAAAGCGCTCCAGAAATAATAGATGTTAAAGGTCGTCCCGGTTATATATATTATAAAACAACATCAAAAATTTCACCACAGAATTATGGACGAGTATTGCAAGATGGGTATAATTCATTTGAAACTGACGAAGGATTGAGAAAGACTATGATTAATATGTTTGATGACAAGGAAAAAGTAAAAGATTTAGAACTTAAATATAATACAAAAATACCTACAGCAAAAGCCTTAGCTGGTGTTTATACATTAGATTTACAACCAATAAAAGAAACTACTACAAATCCAGAACAAAGCGCAGCAGCTAAAAGATTTGCAGATGAACAAAAAGCAAAAAGATTAATAGATTATAATAGAGGTCAAGTTGCTCCAGTTAGAAATTTATTAGATGATGTAGCTTCCATAAAGAATTTATCTAACAAAAGCGTTAATATATCCAAAGGCATTGTTCTAGGAAAAGATAATAAACCTTATACTGGAGATGTACCTATCGATGGAGCAAATATTCCACCAGATATATTTACCGTATTAGGAAATTATAAAATCAATATATCCGCAAGAGATAGATTCAAACTTATTGTAAAAGATGGTCGTGTTCAGGGATTACAAACTAAGAAGGGACAAATAATTGATAGAGGTACAATAGAGGCTGCTCAAAGAAAATACGATACAGAGCCAAAGGGAGTACCGGGATTATATCCAGAAGCACAGGCAACGGAAGATGTTGATATTGATTTAAGTAAATTTAATTTAGGTAAAAAATAAAGTAATGCAAGATATAGATTTTGATTTAGCAGGTGCGAGAAAAGCAGGTGCAAAGCCAGCTCAATTATCAAGTTATTTTAAAAGCAATTTTAATATAGATTTTGATTTTGATGGAGCGTACAAAGCAGGGGCTACTGATAATCAAATCTTATCTTATCTGAATCAAAGTTATGCAGATTTAAAAAAAAAAGGAAATTCTGGAATAGAATCTGGAGTAAAATCTTCCCCTACACCATCAAAATACACATTAAAAGAAGAAGCTCCTAAAAAGCAATACTATTCTTCTAAATTAGAAAAAGGTTTAATATTTGATAAAGATGAGCAGTTATACGCTCCAAGTTCAGAAGCTTTAACTAAAGCTATTGCTCCTCCAGCAGAAGATTTAAATTTAAAAAAATCAACACAAAAAGATTTAGTAGAGCAATCTAGGATACCAGAAGAAAAGCCAATTAAGCCAGTCGAAGAGCAAGGGTTATTATTAAATTTAGTTTCTGCTTTAGACAAAGGAGTTGCTAAAAATTTGATTAGCACTCCGATGCAAGCGTTGGGTACATTTCTACAAGGAACGACCAGAATGGTTTTGGGTGGTTCAGGAAGGGCTGAGATAAGCGATAGGTTAATTAAGTATGGCGATTATTTAAATAATGTAATAGATGAGCTAACTCCTGAAGATGAAGCATTTAAAAATACTTTATTGGACCAAGCTGCACAAGCACTAGGTCAAGCAGGGGCTTTAATTCTTACAGGTGGGCTTACAGGGGCAGGGAAAGGTGCTACTGCTTTAATTAGTCAAGCTCCTAAAGGAGCAGCTGCAACGGCACTTAAAACACTTGGGTCTCAATTATCTTCGCCTACTGCTATAAGCGCTGGTCTTTCAATGGGGCAGGCTGAATTTGATAGGGCAATACAAGCTGGCGCTACTGATGACCAAGCATTTGAGGCTTTTTATAAAAACGCATTAACGGGGTCGGTGTTGGAAACAATACCTGTGATGCAGTTTTTTAAGAGATTTAATAAATCAACCGCAGGAGGCGTAGCTAATTATCTTAAAACAAAGGGAGTCGCAGGTGTTACGGGTGGTATTGAAGAAATGACTACCGAAATAATGCAACAAATATATGCTAATAAAACAGCAAAAGATATATATAATATCAATCAAGATATTTTTGATGGAATTGGGTCATCTGGCGGGATTGGTTTTGGCGTTGGTTTTTTACTTAATGCTATGGGTGCCAATGCTAAAATATTAAGAAAGCAAGGCAAAATAGGGGATGCAAAATCTATAGAAAATCAAATTAAACAATTTGAAGCTAAATCAGAAGCACCTGCTAGTATAAATGTATTATCTACTCAAATTGCAAATCAAGGTAGCGCACAAAATGTTATTGCAAATTTAAATCAAAATTTAGCCAATAATGTTATTACTCCTCAAGAGTATCAAGAAGGAGTTAATTTTGCACAAAAAGCAGATGCAGTTGCCCCTAAAGTGCCAGAAAACATATCTCCAGACAATAAAGCAAAATCAATTGAATTATTAGTAGAAAGAAATGATATAAAAGAAAATAATGAAATTTTACTTCAGCAAAAACAAGCTTCTGACGAGGCTTACCATGCTGGAATAAATGAGAAGATAAAAGCTAATGATGAAAAGATAAAAAAAATAAATGACGAAGTTTTTAAAATTGCAAAAGAACCTATTGTTGAAGAAGTTGAGCAACCTATTGTAGAGGAGCCGGCTGAAGTTGTTGAAGAACAAGCTGTTGTTGTAGAAAAACCTAAATTAGCAGATAAACTTTCTACATTCAAAGAAAAATATACCCTTATATCAGAAGGTGCTGCAAAAGCTATAGAAACAAAGAAAATAAACCAACAAGCAGGTAAAATTGTTCCAATGGATAAAGAGTCTGCTGTTTTAGCATGGTTATCTGGTAATAATGAATTAAGTTGGAAAGCTATAAATGAGGCAGCAGGAAGAAAGGAACAAGCAAGATTAAATGTAGGTAAAGACTATAGCACAGAAGAGGTTAAAATAAGAGATTATGCAGCCAAAAAAAGAGATGGCGGAGAAACATTAAGGAATGCTGCCCATAAGATATGGCAAAATTTAACAAAAAATACAGGCGATAAAAATATAACCACAAGAGATGTAGAAAGTGCATTGTATAATGCAATAAGAGAAAATCCAACTAGAATAGATGCTGCTAAAAATTTAATCAAAATAGCAGGTGCTGAAGAAGCCCCTATTAGTATTGAAGAAGGAGTAGAAGATTTTTATAAAAGAAAGGGAGAGCAGCCTTCAGAACCTGTTGTAGAACAAGGTATGCCTGAAGGTGGTTTTGTTCCATTCCAAGAGGGTGAAGAAGAAATACCATTTTCAGTTCAAGAAATACCTACTGATGAAGTTAATGACATGAAAGAAATTGTCAAAGATTTGGTAGAGGAAGGATTGAATTTAAATGCAATTAGAACCAGAATAGCAAAAGAAGTAGGATATGATAGCAAAAGACTAAAAGAAACAGTAAATAAAGCTTACCAAGAATATACCAAAGAATATACCCCTAAAGAAGTAACTACTGGTATAATAGGAAGGGTAGGTAATTTTATAAGTGATTTATTTGGAGGAAAAGCTGAAGACAAAGTAGTAATACTTAAAGATGCGCAATCAACATTTGCCAAAGCTGAGCAAATGGCTGAAACAGGAGGTCGAGTAGAATTCCAAGCTACATTACCAAATGGAGAAAAAGTAACAGCTAAGCCTGTTGATGCAAGCGTAGTAAATGGTTTTTATAGCCCATTAGAATTACAAATTAACCAAATGAAGGCGGATAAAATGCCTGCTAAACAATGGTTAGATAAGTTAAAAGGAGAAGAAGCTAAATGGACGGGTCTTGCAGATTGGTTAAGTCAACAACAAGGTAGTTTGTCTAAGCAAGAAATTAAAGATTGGCTTAAAAACAATCAAATAGAAATAAACGAAATAGTAAAAGGTAGAGCAGAAAATTTAACTGAAGAACAATTAGAAAGATTAAAATATTTAGAACAACTTGATGCAGAAAATCCCGGCGGGGCTATGGAGGATGTCATACAAGATTCTTATGATGAATTTTTGTTTTTGTTAAATGTTAGAGATAAAAGCAATTCTAATGATTTAATTAATCTACAAAAAGAAGCCGAGCAAAAAGCTAGACTTGCACAACAAAAAGGGAATAGAGCACTTGCAGACAAATATTGGGAGGATAGCCATAGATATACAAAAAGACATGAAGTTTTAGAATTAAATATGGAAGGAGAAGGAGGGATTTTAAATCCGACTAAATTTTCTAATTATCAATTAGAAGGAGAAAAAGAAGATTATGCAGAGATATTGGTTACATTACCAATAAAAGAATCAATAAAAGAAACAAAAAATAAATTTATATCAAGCCATTTTGATGAAAAAAACATACTTGTTCATTTAAGAATGAATATAAGAAAAGATGTTCAAGGCAACAAGGTATTATTTTTAGAAGAAGTTCAAAGCGATTGGGGACAAAAAGGTAAGAAGGAAGGGTTTCAATTAGGTGATTTACAAAAATTAGAAACTACAAGAAATTTAGCTAGAGAGGATGTTAAAAAAATAGATAAAGAAATTGATGAGTATTATGATAAAAATAAAATCAAGAAAATTGAACTAAATGATGCTGAAGAAAACGCTTATGCAAATATAAGTGCAAAAATGAGAAATGGGGTGGCAACAGAAGAAGAAATAGCCGAAAGACAAATTTATATTGAAAAAGATACTTATTTTGATTCACAGTATGATTTAGCTAAAAGAGATAGTAAGTTTAATGAATTATTAAAAATAAAAGGAGATAAATTAGAGGTAATGATAGCTGCTGTACGGGCTTATGACGCAGCATATTCAGGACAGCCTTCAGCCCCTTTTGTAACAGACACAAACGCATGGACTAAATTAGCTCTTAAAGTAGCTCTTAAAGAAGCTGTTAAACAAGGTGTTGATAAAATTGCTTGGACAACAGGGGAGCAGCAGAATGATAGGTATGATTTGAGTAAGCAAATAAATGCTGCAAGCGCAAGTAAAAACAATGATGGCACATACCAATTGGTTGTAGAAGATAAGAAAGGTCAAGAAATAGAACCATATTCAAAATCTGGTGAGAAAGTTACTCCACAAGAAATGGAGGGCATTATTGGAAAAGATTTAACTCAAAAACTTATTGAAGGGGCGGATAATAATAAAGGGAAAGAGTGGAAAAAAAATATGAAAGAAAACCCAGAATTTTATACAGTTCGTGGAGTTGATTTGAAAATTGGTGGTAAGGGGATGAAAGGTTTTTATGGTTCTCCATCTGAAGGAAGTTTAGGTATATTGGGTAATATGGCAAAAAGCTTATTTAAACAAGAGCCAAGTAAGACGTCTGTAATATCTAGCCAAGCAAGAATAAAGGAATTGCAAAAAGAAATGGATTTGCACCAAGATAATCAAACTTATTTTTTAAGTGAGCGAGATAAGGCGATAGATAATGGCAATAATGAGCAAGCTCTTGAGATGTATGCTAAAGCTAATAAATCAGGGCAATTAAAAGAATCAGTTTTAATTGATATAAGAAAAATATGGAAATATAAAGACGGCGGAGACCAATTGCAATATTCTATAAATATTACTCCTGAATTAAAGGCTCAAGTAGAAGTAGGTTTGCCATTATTTATGGCTAATCCGGAAGGGGATATTTTAGGATTTAAATTCCAAGATAAGATATATCTAAATGGTGAAAAATTAAATCCAAACACTCCAATACACGAAGCAGGTCATATTTGGACCGAGTGGGTTAAGCAAAACGACAATAAGGTATATCAACGAGGTATAGAATTAGTAAAAAATTCAGATTATCTTAAAGAAGTTAAATCTAGCAAGTTTTATCAAGAACAAGCCAAAAAATTGGCTACAAAGGAGGAAGCAGAGCTTTATTTTCAACACGAGGCACTAGCAATGGCTATTGGTGATAAAGGCGCTCAATTTGTCACAGAATCGAAAAGAACGTCATTTAAAGAGTGGTTGGATGCTTTATGGACTAGAATAAGAGATTTAGCAGGGTTTAAGGACATTACTGCCGAAGAATTGCAGAATGTAACCTTTGAAGAATTTACCAAAATGGCTGTAAAAGACATCTTAGGCAAGCAATTTGAAGGGCGAACGCTACAAGAAATGTACGAAACACTCCCTATGGGAAAAAAATTAAGGCAAAACAAGCAAGAAATCTTAATAAGAGATAACTTTGATAATATAGTCGCTGAATTAATAAAAAATAATAAAATAGAAAAAATATGTTAAAATCACTATTAAGTGCAAGCATGAGAAAAGGTTTGCAGAAATCCATAGAACTTGAGCTTTATCAGGCTAATTTATGGAAAAGCTTTGCTAACCAATTGCAAAGATTAGGATATTTCGGTAGCCAAAAGTATTTTTTAGCAGAAAGTGCTGAAGAATTAACTCATTATCAAATCCATGTTGAATTCATGAACGATATGGGTGATTGCGCAGATTTACCAAAAATAGACGAAGTATCAGATAAGATAGCAAATATAGGCGACTCTCTTAATCTTGGCTATGAAATGGAATTAGAAGTATATAATCACTACAAAAAGTTTTATGAGCAAGCAGAAGATGAAGATGTTTCTGTAGCCCAATACCTTTTGCAATTCATTGAAATTCAACGCAAAGCCGTTGGTTCTTATGGAGATTTGTTAGCTAAGTACAAAATAGCTGAAGCGACAAAAGAATTGCTTGAATTTGACCAACATATTTCAGATAAATAAAAAATAACAATGGCAGACTGCTTATACTATATTACAATAGATGGTAAAAGAGAACCTCTAACTGAAGAACAGCTTATAAAGCATTTATCCATTCCAGATAAGTCAGGGATTTCTCCTTTTGACCAGTTTGTCACTGATGAAACAATTGATTTATCACAAATAAAAGAAAAATATGCCATACAAGTCAGACGCCCAAAGAAAGAAGTTTCACGTCTTGCAGGCGCAAGGGAAGATATCACCGAAGGTGGTGAAAGAGTTCGACCAAGCAAGCAAAGGACTCCAACTGCCAAAGAAACTGAAGGCAATGAAGAAGTCATAGAAATACGTTCTTTATATAAACAACTTATTAATAGAGCAGAAGGATTAACAGAAGAACAAAAATCCATATTGATAAATGACCCTAATGCACTTTATACCACTCTGCCTGTTGCAAAGAGCAAAGAATTAGCTTACAATTTAATAAAAGGAATTGGAGTAGAAACTGCTGTTCTAGAAGCTACCAAAATGAATAACGGCTTAGAGCCTGTAGAAAGAACTATGATTCTTGGAGCAGCTATGAATTATTATGCTGGCTTAGCTAACGAATCAGCATTATCTGGTAATACAAAAGCATCAGAAAACGCTAGTATAAATGAAATTGATGCAAATGAAAAATTCCAACAAGTAGCAGCTAGTTTAGGTCAATTAGGAACAGCATATGGTAGAGCTATCAATATATTTAAAGAAATATATAAACTATCAAATTTATCATTAGTTAAATCGCTTCAAACTAGAATAGATGAATTAAATGCCGTTAGAGCAAAACAAGCTACATCTCAAGCTAAAGGGATAGGCAATATAATCAAAGATGATAAATCAGCAGTAAAGCAAGCCGCTAGTGAAATAACTGATAGCCAATTAGAAGAAGAAGCAGATGCTAATTTAAAAGCTAGTGAATTACAAAAAGAAGTAGAGAGGTTAAAGAAAGAAATATTACAAAGAGATAAAGCGCAAAAAGGAACTAAAGCAAATCCTTTAAAAATTAAGCGTGTAACCAATGATACTGAATACGACAAAAGGCTTAAAGATTTTATGCAGAGAAGTAGAAGTATTGCTTCTAAAGATGATTATGTAGATTTATCATATTTTGGATTATACCACATAGAAAATGGAATAACTAAATTTGCTGATTGGTATAATGTAATGTCAAGTAAATTCAAAGGATTTGCCAAAGACTTTAAAAGTATATATTCAAGCGTAAGAGAGAAAGCAATAGAAAATGGCGCTGAAAAATCATTATTTAGCACTGACGAAGATATTGTAGCTGCATTTGAAGAGTTGCAAAAGGATTCCGATGCCAAGAAAATGGTAACCGCTTCGAAGAAAGCAGCTAAAGCTAATTTAAAAAAAGAAGAAGAAAATAATCCAGACAAAGCTCGTGCATTAGCCCCTCGTTTAGCAGCAGAAAGAATTAGAAAGGATGCAGAATCTAATTTAGATATGCCATCTACAGAAGATGAACAAACCTATCTAAAAAAATTAGTTAAGACTATTAATCAAAAGGCTAAAGAATATTATGCAGAAAAGAAAGAGAACATTAAAAATATAAATGATATTCTTGCATTTGCGATAGCTAATAATAAAAAAGATTATGCAATTTGGGAAAAGACTCAAGCAGAATTAGAAGACTTAATAGATAATGATGAAAATCTTACTGACGAAAAAAGAGAGGAAATAAAAGAATTTCTAGCCGATTACATAGATAGTATTTTTGATACATTATTGACTAAAAACCAAGTAAGCGATATTATAAGACAAAAGCTTATTGATGCTGGGTTTTATAAAGAAAAAGTAATTGATAATAAATCAGTTAAATCAGTAGATTGGTCAAAAATAGTTGGCAATGCAGCAAATCTTAATGAAGCCAAAGAGAAAATAACAAAGTCAATATTAGATTTAGGATTTACAATAGAACAAGCTAAACCAGAAATAAATGCAGTATTAGAACAATTAGATTCTAAGGTAGCAGATATTAAAACAAAAGAGATTAACAAGTTCTTAAACAAGGGCGTAATAAATAAAGTAAAAAGTGCTTTGGGAGAAAAAACACCTAAGACTAAGATTACAAAACTTATTGAACTTAATAATAAAGGGATGTTATCTGATGCTAATATTAAAGATGCATTAGCAGCAGAACTTGGGTTAATTTCATTAAGTAAAGATGATGTTGTAAGAATGAGAGAATTGGCAGCTATAATAGATAACCCAGACATACCTTATTTTAGAAAAAGATTATTTGAAGAACAGCTTCAATATATAATGGATACTAAAGGCGGCAATATAGAATTTCTTGAAAACAGAGAAGCTGTAATGTCTAATAAGTTATCTAGTGTATATAATCAAATTCAAAACTTAACAGGATTTTTAAGAACCGTATCTACATTATTTACGGTATCAGCAAAGACAGGTAAACCATTTTCAGCAGCTAAAGTATTTGGGAAAGAGTTTCTTAATTCAATCGCAGACGCTAAAACAATTTTAATAAAAGGTGCTGTAAGTAGAGGTAGCTCTTTTTCTGATTTAACACAAGTTACAGAAGGCGAAGCTAGAGTTAGATATTTAGAGCAAGGTGAGGGTAAATTTTTGGGTGGAAAATTTATAGGAAAACCTATTTACGCCCAATTAGGTGGTAAAAAAGTAGATTTAAATATATTTAATGCTGCATATTCAAAAGTTAAATACATACAAAGACTATTAGAATCAGCTGATACATTAAGTTCTGCTACAGTATCCGGACTTACTCAATTTTGGCAAATAAATAAACAAATAAATAAATTCTATCCAGAATTAAGTTCAAAAGAAAAAGCTACTAAGATATATGAAATAATGTATAGTTTGGATAGGGATGTTGAATTTGATAAAGCTGTTGCAAGTTTAAAGGCATCAGGCGTGTCTAATCCTACTACTTATGAAATTAATAGAACAATTAATGAAAGAGTAGAAAGAGCTAGAAACGAAGAATTATCAAAAGAATTCTACAAAACTATAGCTTCATTAAAACCAATGGCTGAAACCAAATTAAAATCAGAAGGTAATGAAAATCCTACTGATGAAGAAATACAAAATGAAGCCTACAGAATGATTGGCGGTACAGCTCCTTTAGATATAGTTGCAAGAGGGGAAAGACAAGCCGGTAGAGAAACAGGAAAAACTACTACTAATGGTATAGTTTCTATTATATTAATTCCTATGGATGCTGTGCAAAAGTATATTAATATGGGCATGAAGAAAAGCACTACGAAACTTGGCACAGCAGTTTCTAATGCAGGGGATGTAGCTTTTACCCAAGTTTTCCCATTTGTTCATTCAATTGGAAGATGGACAGAAATGCAATTAGAATTAACCCCATATGGTGCATTAAAAGGATTGGCGTATAAAGGATATGCAAAAGTTGCTACTGAAAATGCAAAAACAAAAATATCTAATGATGAAATTAACGAATTAGGTGATGATTATATAATCAGGTCTTTGTTAGGAGCATCATATACTGCTGTATTAATGTACGCTATATCATTAGTCAAAAATTTAGCAGACGATGATGACGAGGCAAAAGAAGCAATTATAGGTTCGGCTAAATCAGAAAAATATGCTCAAGAAAAAGTAAAGGCAATAGGTAGACCAAAGGAAACAATTAATATTGGCGGAAGATTTATACCATTAGACTTGCTTGGTAACGAAGGCAGAGTATTAGGTATGTGGGCAGATTATGTTGTAATGGAAAAAAGCCCAGAAAATGAAACAAAAAGTAGAATTATAATAGGCGCACTTGCTGCTATGAATTCGGTTATTGATGCGTCTTGGACAACAAGCGCCTCTAAGTATGGCAGTATGCTATCCAACATATTTAAGGGTAAAGAAGAGAAATTTGCACCACAATTAGGTAAAATGACAGGAGGAATATTAGGTTCTCAAATACCTTTTAATAGAACTCAAACAGAACTTTCTACCTTGTTAAACCCAACTACCAGACAATCAATTGACTTTGGAACAAATGTTTTAAATCAGCTAAGCATGACTAGAGCTTTTTCTAAAGAACAGCCTAGTTTTGATTACAGAGGTAGAACTTATGAATATGGCGAAATTTATGTAAATAGTGCTGATGGAGTATCCAAAATGTTCACAAAAGGCAAATATGGCGATAATATAGATGCTTTTTTAAGTGAAATTAACTTTGCTGCTACAGATGCATACCAAAACCCAGCAGAAATAAAAGATTACCCATTTGGTATTTATTCCCCAGATGGCAAAAAAAGAGCTATGACTAATGAGGAATATTATATTTTTAGAAAGAAGACGGCAGATAAGTTTAATGCTTTTATTACAGAAGATTATAAAAGTCTTAAAGCAGAAGAAATTGAGGTTTTACCAGAGTACACTATAGAGTTTAAAAGAAGTACAGCTGCAGACCTTCTACAAACGGCAAAATTAGAGGCTATTGCAGAGGTGCAAGAAGCTACTGGATTTACTACCGAAGGCATTAAAGAGGAATATAAAAAGCTTAAACAAGATTTATCAGCTGAAATAAGGGAGAAAAAGAAATACTATAAAAAATAAGCCATAAATTTCTTATATTTGGGTAAAATTTTAATACAATGCCTCTCTCCCCAAATTTTACCGCATCCCAGAATAGCGGCACGCCTAATTTAATTTTTTTAACTGATACCTCAACAGGTTCAGATGGAACTATTACTAAGCGTAGAATTTATTTATTACAATCAGATGGTACTTATTTGGTACCAGCGGGAACAGTTACCGATTATATTGAGTGGGCATTGGTGGATACAACCACTAGTTTAAATGTACTAATACAAGATACAGCATTAAGTATTACTGTTCAGTGGTTAACATCTGTAAATGTGGTAGTGGCAACTAAAACCACATCCTTTGCCTTTACAGCATACAATGAAACTTTTTATTATGGTTTAACTGAAAGCCAAGTAGCAAATGCAAATCTAACAGCAAGCACTAACTGGTATCAAACTAAAATGATACTTAGAGTAGAATTAGATTCTGCATACCAAGCTATATCTTTTGCATCTGATATTTTCAGTGCGCAAGCAGCTTTAAACAGAGCGACATTCATTAGTACAAACCAAAGTTATTTCTTCTAAATAAATAGTAATGCCAACACCAGCAGAAGTTTTATCGATAGCCAAAATAGCTGAATACTTATGGAATGATGCGATTCCAAAAGAAAAAGGATTTTTCAATGGCACCATAGACCCAAGAAAAGCAATTCAATTATATATGGAGTGGAAGGCTTTGAATTTTGGTATTACCCAAAATATAAGCACAGTACCCGGCGTAAGTAATTACGTCTTTGCTCTTTGTGGGGCTAAGGTTGCAATAGCACAAGAAATATTAGCTAATGGTAGCTCTGGTGGTAGTGTAGTACCGGGTGGTGGTGGACAAGGCGTTCGTGAATACTCTAATTTTGCAGTAGAAGGAACAGCTAGCATCACATTCTCTGAAGCAGTAAATACAACTTTACTTTATGCATCAAGAGGTGGTTTGGATGTTGGTGCCATCCTTACTTCAGGCACACCAACTGGAAACCAAGTATTATGGACATCATCAACAGGAACTTTAACTGTTGCATCTACTGTACCTTTCTACTTAAATGAATTTGTTAGAATACTAGTTAAATAATATTATGCGCCAATTAAAAGAACATCCTGAATATCTAGTAACCGTTGATGGGAAAATATTCTCATTAAAGACTATGAGGTTTTTAAAACTGCATTTTAATGGTTCTAATTATTTAAGAGTACATATCAAAAATAAGTTCTATTCTGTACATAGATTAGTAGCAGAAACATATATACCAAATCCAGAAAACAAAGAGCAAGTAAACCATATGGATGGTAATAAAGCAAACAATATGCTATGTAATTTAGAATGGATGACTCGTCAAGAAAATGTCACTCATGCTGTTGAAAATAATTTTAGAGAAATAACAGAAGCAACAAGAGCAGCAGGAAGATGGTTAGCTGCAAATTATCAATTTGCCCCAGATAAAAAGATTATATTAGATGAATCAACTGGAATTTACTATGAAGGTGGGCAAGAGGCGGCAGATGCTTTAGGGATTAGCAAAAACAAAATGTGGAAAATGTTGAGTGGGGATATGAAAAATAAAACAAGTTTTAAATACGTTTAAGATGGCAATACAAGGATTAATTTCAGGCGATTTAAAGGTAAGAGGTCTTAACGGAGTTCTTGTAGCAACGGACGGAATTGTGACCGCTACGAGCTTCTCTTCTGGTTCTTCTGGGACTTCTGGCTCGTCTGGGTCATCTGGAACAAGTGCGACATCAGGGACTGCAGGTACAAGTGCGACATCTGGCTCGTCTGGGACTTCTGGGTCATCTGGCTCCGCAGGGACTAGTGGCTCATCTGCGACAAGTGGGTCATCTGGGACATCTGCTACCGCGGGGACAAGTGGGTCGTCTGCGACATCTGGGACTTCTGGAACATCTGCGACAGACGGAACGGGGGGAACAAGTGGGACATCTGGCTCATCTGCGACTAGTGGCTCCTCTGGGACATCTGCAACAAGTGGGTCGAGTGGGTCTTCTGGAACATCTGCCACAGACGGAACGGGAGGTTCAAGTGGGTCATCTGGAACGTCTGCGACAAGTGGGACAAGTGGTTCGTCTGCGACAAGTGGTACGGCTGGAACTTCTGGCAGTAGTGCAACATCTGGGACTTCTGGTACAAGTGGTTTACAAGGTGACAGATATGCCACAACTTCATCGACAACATTTACATTGGGTAATGCAGGAACTTTAACTGTAGGTACTCAATTAGCATATACGGTAGCTCAATCTATAATTGTGGTTTATGACGCTAATAACTTCCAAGAGTGTGAGGTTACAGCTTATAATCCAGCAACAGGTTCTTTATCATTCGCAGCTCCAACTAGAACAGTAGGTAGCGGAACTTATTCTGCTTGGTCTGTTAACTTAGATGGTGCGAGTGGAGGAGATGGGTCTAGTGGTACTTCTGGGACATCTGCGACAGCGGGGACCAGTGGGTCAACTGGGACAAGTGGGTCGTCTGGCAGCAGTGGTTCTTCTGGGACATCTGGCAGCAGTGGGTCAGCTGGGACATCTGGGACTACTGGTCGTAATGGTATTGATGGTTCTTCAGGAGCTTCAATAGCTAACTGGTATGGTGCGTTTACAAGTACATCTACTCAAGTGGTTACAGCGGCAAATACACCAACAGCAATTACATACACAAATGATGAATTAAGTAATGGTATAGTATATTCTGGTTCACAACTTACAGTTCAACATACTGGTATCTATGAAATAGCATATTCATTACAAATTGAACATACAGGTGGTGGAGGTGCAGATGTTAATATTTGGCTAAAGAAAAATGGAGCTAATATTATTAGAACTGATTCTATCTTAGGTTTAAGAAGCCAAAGTGCAAAGCAGTTACCATTCGTTTCTATTATTGATAGTGCAAATGCTAATGATTATTATGAAGTTTATTTTCAAGCAAATGCATCTGATGTACAAGTAACAGCAGTAGCTGCAACAGGAACAATACCAGCAGCTCCTTCAATAATTACCAACATAAAACAAATTGGTGTAGCTGTAGGTACAACTTCAGGAACTAGTGGCTCGTCAGGGTCAAGTGGGTCAAGTGGTATAAATGGGTCAAGTGGAAATACAGGTTCAAGCGGTTCGGCAGGGTCAAGTGGGTCTTCTGGAACTAGTGGTGTTGATGGTTCAACAGGGTCATCAGGTTCGGCTGGTTCAAGTGGGTCATCTGGCTCAAGTGGGACCACTGGGACATCTGGGTCGTCTGCGACTAGTGGAACGTCTGGGACGTCAGGTTCGGCTGGCTCAAGTGGCTCATCGGGGACGACTGGGACGTCTGGGACATCTGCGACAAGTGGCTCCACAGGGACTAGTGGGTCGTCTGGGACAAGCGGTAACGCAACAACATCAGCGAGAGCGGTTCAGACTTTTACATCGACATCAGGACAGACAACTTTTACTGTTACCAATGGTTACAATCTTGGAATGGTAGATGTGTTTGTGAATGGAGTTAAGTTTGTAAATGGTACTGATTTTACTGCGACTAATGGTACAACAGTGGTTATGGCGGCGGCTTTAGCGGCTGGTAACATTGTTGAGATTGATAATTTATTGACGGCATATTTACCAACAAATGCATTAAGAACTATAACTACTTTTACTGCGACAGCTGCGCAAACTACTTTTTCAGTAAGTTATACTCAAGGCTTAATAGATGTTTTTTATAATGGTTCTAATCTTGCTCAATCAGAATATACTGCAACCAATGGTACAAGTATAATATTAGCAACAGCTTGTCAATTAAATGATATAGTAGTAGTTTATGCTTACTCTTATTCAGTAGGAGCTTATAGTGGAATAGCTGGTTCTGGTACAATTAATACAATACCAAAGTTCACAGCATCAAGTACAATAGGAGATAGTGCAATCACAGATAATGGTACTACTGTTACCTTAGTGTCAAGAGCTTTAAGTGGTACAAGTGCTACGTTTAGTGGTAATATAGGAGTAGGAGTTACAACAATAAGTGCGTGGGGAAGTATTTTTAGAGTTTTAGAAGGTGGAGATACAAATAATCAATCTGCTATTGCTTTCCAAAATAGTGCTAATGTATTATACTTAACAACAAATAGTTATTTTGATACAGGTTGGAAATATAAATTTACAGACGTAGCAGGTCAATATCTTATTGACGGCTCTGACCATCGTTGGTACACTGCTGCAAGCGGAACTGCTGACAATGCACTTACTTGGGTACAAAGAATGAATCTTGACGCTTCAGGTAATCTTGGTATTGGAACAAGTAGTCCAAGTGGTAAACTGCATTTGTCTAGTACTGGGGATACTTATTTTGTAATGACAGGCGGTGGTACACCTTTAACTTATTCTTTGCTTGTTGATTCAACTAATTTAAGATTGTTTAGTGGGGTAGGAGCTACTACATTACTTACCATAGCCTCAACAGGTGCAGCTACATTCTCAAGTAGTGTAACGGCAACAACAGGAACTTTATCTACTGCTTATAATGGTGGCTCAGTAGGACAGCTACATATAACAAGTAGTGGTACAGAAGGTGGTACAATAACATTTGAAAAAACAAGTGGAACTGCTCAAAAATATAAATTTGGTTTAGGAACTACTTCATTGTTTATATATAATGAAACCGCAGGTAATCAACCATTTACTCTTACAAGTGGGGGGAATGTTGGAATCGGAATGACTGGATATTCAGACATGAGATTAGCTGTTAGAGGAGCTGGTGCGACAAGTGCTACATTTGGTTTCAGAGTTGAAAGTAGTGCCGCAAATGCTTTGTTTCAAGTTAGAAATGATGGATTAATAGAAACTGGTACACAAACTAATTCACCTTATAATATTTCAGCAACTGGTAGAACTGCTATATTAAGTTCATCTGGAGTATTAGGATATTTAGTATCCACAAGAGAATCAAAGGCAAATATAGAATCTATAAGTAATGTTGATTTTATTAATCAACTTAATCCAGTACAATTTAATTATCGTAAAAAAGATAATATAACAAATGAATTTACTGATGAATTATATGATAATATAACTTATGGTTTTATAGCTGATGAGGTGGAAAAGGTTAATAAAGACTTAGTATTTTATCAAGAAGATGGTGTTACTTTGGCTGGTGTTGAGTATAACAATATGATAGCAATATTAACAAAAGCTATTCAAGAACAACAAGCACAAATTGAAGAACTTAAAAAAATTGTAGCTACAAAATAATGGCATACGTTTACAGACATATCAGATTAGACAATAATGAACCATTCTATATTGGCATTTCAGCAACTGATGACAATTATGCTAGAGCCTATGACAAAAGTCATAAACATAGAAGAAATAAATTATGGCAAAATATTACAAATAAAACAGATTTTGAGGTAGAAATATTACTTGATAATTTGACTCACGAGGAATCTTGTGAAAAAGAAAAGGAATTTATCAAGTTATATGGTAGAAAAGACTTGGGTACAGGTACTTTATGTAATTATACTGATGGAGGTGATGAAGGAACGCTTGGTAGAAAATATATTTATAGTGACGAGCATAGAAAGAAAACAGGAGAAGCGGTTAAAAAAGTTTACCAAAGGGAAGGGCAAAGAGAAAAATTTGCTTTAACAAGAACTTTTACTAGATTATCTCAAGAAACAAAAGATAAGATAAGAGAATCCAAGAAGAATTTAATTCATAAAAAAAGAAATTGTACTTGTTATAGACCAGCAATGGAAGTACATCAATTTAGTTTAGATGGAGAACTTGTAGCTACATATAAAAGTGTAAATGCAGCATCTAAAATAGGATATAGCTCAGCTTCAATATCAAAGGTTTGCAGAGGTTTAAGCCACTACCATAGAGGTTTTAAATGGAAATATAAAAAAGATTTAATATGAGTACAAATAGTATATTGGCTACGGCACCCCTCGTAACCACAAATTTTTTACTTCGTGCCACAGGTACAACCATAGGCAATAGCTTAATATTTGATAATGGAACTAATGTTGGAATAGGTAATACTAATACTACTTATAAATTAGATGTTAGTGGTACAGGTAATTTTACAGGAGCATTAAGTGGTACAAGTGCTACGTTTAGTAGTGGTATTACATCAGTTGGTGGTAGTAATCAAGAAATTGCTGCAAGTGCAACAGGTGACTTTTTCCCTCGTTTAAAACTTATTAGAACTGCTGGAACTACAAAAACCAATAGAAATTATTCTTTTGACCTTGGTTCAACTGGAAGCCTTACTTTAGAAGATAATACTGCATCTGCAACAAGATTAACTATTGATACAAATGGCAATTTAGGATTAGGAGTTACACCGAGTAATGGTTGGGTAAATGGTAAAGCATTAGAGGTAGGTTTTGTAGGTAGTGCTGTTTGGGGTAGATATGTTAATGAGTTTCATCTTACTAATAATTATTATTTTTCTGCTTCTTCAAATTCAAGATTATATGCAAGTACTGCACAAGCAAGTGATTATGAACAATATGCTGGTGGTCATACTTGGTACACTGCACCTTCAGGAACTATAAATACAGCAGTAACTTTTACACCAAGAATGGCAATTACAAATGGGGGTAATGTATTAATAGGAACTACTACTGATAATGGATATAAATTACAATTTGTTAATGATGGGAATACAGGCTCTGCAGCTTATGTTCTTTATTCTCAATATTATGGTGGTATAGTCGCAGTTAATGCAACTTCTTCAAGTTATTATGCTTTTAAAGTTAGAAATGGTTCAAATGCTGCAACTTCTACAGGTACTGATATATTTACTGTTAGAGCAGATGGTTTTATTAATGCTGGAACATTTACTTATAATAATGCCGTTTCAGGAAGAACAATGATTGTTGAAAGTGGTGGAGGTTTAGGATATTTAGTATCAACTAGAGAATCTAAATCAAATATAAAATCTATAACTAATGTTGATTTTATTAGCCAACTTAATCCAGTTCAATTTAATTATCGTAAAAAAAATGATTTTACTAATGAATATACTGATGAATTATATGATAATGTAACTTATGGTTTTATAGCTGATGAAGTAGAAAAAGTAAATAAAGAATTAGTATTTTATAATGAAGATGGTTCATTAGCAGGTGTGGAATACAATAGTATCATAGCTATATTAACAAAGGCAGTACAAGAATTAAGATTAGAACTAAACGAGTTAAAAAACAAATAATATGGGACTGACACAGAAATTGGGTACTATTCCTTTAGCAATACTAACTGACGCATCTAACAACGTAGGAATAGGAGCAGCACCTAGTGGTAGTTATAAATTAGAAGTAACTGGTACAGCTAAGGTTAGTAGTACATTATTATTGGGTGGTGCATTGACAGGAGCTGCTGCTACGTTTAGTGGTACTCTTACAGCTAATGGAACCATACAACAAAATTCATCACAAGATTTAGGAACTTCAGCTTATTTTTCAGCTAATGTAACAAATGGTTTTAGGGTTTTAAATGCTGCAAATACTATTGGATTATTATCTATTACTAATGCAGGTGCAGCTACATTCTCAAGTAGTGTAACGGCAGGTGACCAAATAAAAGTAACAGGAAGCGGTGCTTATTTAAGTATTTACGATACTCAAGCAAGTTCAAAGAATTGGGCAATAAGAGCAGGACACGATGCAGTTGGAGATTTAGCAATTAGACAATCTAATTCAACAGGTGGAGACCCTATAAGTGCAGGAACTAATAGATTGTATTTTTCATCCACAGGAGCAGCTACATTCTCTACAAGTATAACGATTGGGACAAGTGGTTATGCAGGTAATGAATTACAAATGGGTAATGGTTCTACTGATTTTGCTATTGATTTAGCTGGAAGTGGTAAAACAGATGTTTACAATAGTGGTACTTTAACATTTAATACTGCACTTACAGAAAGAATGCGTATTACTCAAATTGCAAGTGGTGGTTATACAAAAATAACTAATAATGGCAGTTATGTTAATTCAAGTGGTAACTATCACGAAATATATACAAATAGGAATAATGAAAATGTTGTATATATAACAAATGTTGCGGCAAGTCCATATGGGCCATTTTTATATTTTTCAAATGCTGCACCAAATAATACAACTAATTATTTTTTACAATGTGTTGATTCAAGTGTTGTTTGTTTTACAATATGGTCAAATGGTACAACTTCAGGTCGTTCGGATATTAGATTAAAAAAGAATATTGCTAACGCTACGCCAAAGCTTGATAATTTAATGAAGCTAAGAATTGTAAACTATGAATGGAAAGAAAGCATAGAAGGCGGAAAAGAACTTGGTTTAATTGCGCAAGAAGTTGAAGAAGTATTCCCAAATCTTGTAATAACAGAACCAATTAAAAAGAAACGCGAAATTGAGCAAGAAGACGGAACTATTATAGAAGAAGAATATGAAGAAGGCGATTATAAAAGCATAAAAAATTCAGTATTGCCATATATAACTATAAAAGCAGTACAAGAATTAAAAATAGAAAAAGACGCTGAAATATTAGAATTAAAAAAACAAATAGAAGAATTAAATGAAAGATTAAACAAAGCAGGGTTGTAGGATATTTGTAGCTACATTTGGAAAATTAAATTAAATAACTATATTTGCAAAAACAATTAATTATGAATCAAGAAACTAAACAATTACCAGTACCATCATTAACTCCAGAACAAGTTCAAGTATTAATGAACTATGCTAACGAGCAATTACCAACTAAATATGGTAAAGAAATACTAGGATTTATTGAGAAAGTAGCAATCGACCTAGACAAAGCTCAAGTTACAGAGGCAATTGCTGAATAACCATTTCGGGTGTGATACTCGTTTGGCACTCAAACATTCTCTCAGTACCCTTATGATGCGGGCAGAAATTGAAATCTCCCGCATCGAATTTAATCTTAGGGTCATTCCAACAATTTGTACATACATTGTTATTGCGGGGTCTGATGCAGTCAAACTCGTGGTCAGCTTCTGTAAAGGCTGAAATCATTACCACCTTCTTGCCAAGCCCAAAGGAAAGCCATGAAATTCCACTGCTAAGCCCTACAAAAAAATCACTATGATGGATAACAGACATGGTATTTTCTATGCTTGTATCTTCTAATTGGTAGCAGTTTTCAAATGGATTGCGTTCTTTGGACGTATTTATGACCTTGTAGCCCTTTTCGTGTAGGTGGTTGATAACTTGTTGCCAAGATGGTTTAAGCCAAAATTTAAGCCCCGCAGTGCTGTTTGTGGCGATTGTGACATACTTGCCATACTTATTTTCTCCAATATCATACTTTAAGCGTGGTTTTAGCTCCACATAATCCAATCCAAGGATATTACTAGCTGATTGTTGCAAAGGAATGGTATTGCAAAGGGTTGGTTCTTTATCTTCGTTCCAATGCCACCCCAAAGTGTACATGGCATAACATCCTATCATCGTCCCCGGCTCCACAAATTCAATCTCTGGATAGTCCAATATCTTATTCCAAAATGTACTGCAAACCACCGTACAATTATGCTTGTTTCTAAACTCTTCCACATAGGGCATCCAAGCAAGCGAATCTCCAAGTGATTTACTATCAATAGCTATAAAAACTTTTTTACCTTCTAGGTCCAAGGTGCTATTGTAAATCAAGTCTTTGCCCTCAAAAACTTTTGTCCTCCATTTTGTGTACCACTGCCTATTTAATCGTACCCAATGGTTTGCTTTTATCGTATTTTGGTAATATATACTACCTTTTTCGTCTAAAAATTGAACTAAAAAATCACTCTCACTATTACCTTTAATCTCTAAGAATGGCTGATTGACAAAGTGTTGCGTGATGGAAACAGCTTGCTTTTTGATTGGTATTTTCATAAGAACCTCATACATTTTTTTATGCTCTAGTGCAAAGTTTCTTGAATTGTTACTATTTGGTATTTTATAATCTCTGGTAATGGTATTTAAATTGGAATCTAAGGGTTTTAAATACTTATCTAAGGTTCCTGCATAAGCGGGTAAGTTATTGGCTACAATAGGCAAACCAACTTCAATAGCATGACGCAAAGACAAAGGAGAACATTCATTGGTAGATGGGAAAATAAATATATCAGCAGCTTGCAACAAAGTATCTATATCACTTCTCTCACCAAGAGCTTTAAAATTAGATGGTAAATCCTTTATTAATTCTTCCCAATAAAATTGAAAATTACCAGCCAAATTACCAGCTACCACAAAATCTATATTAGGATATTTACGAGCAATAGCAATAGTTTCTTTTTGGTTTTTTTGTGGAGTCCATAATCCCACTTGCAACACCGTCTTTCTATCCAAGGCAAACCCTACTTCTTTCTTAGCTTTAATCCTCATATCCTTAGTTACTTTTTTTTCTTCTATTGGATATTGAATTGTAAAGTATAAAGACTCCATATTTTGGTAAACGTCCTCATGAAAAGGAGTGCAAAAAGCATAAAGGTCTGGGTGGAAAATTTTTTCTGCGTCAGGGTTAAATATATTATCATGAGGCGTTTCAACGATATAGAATTGTCTATCATTTCTATATAAGGCAGTTGCAAGCTCCTTTGGTAATCTCTCTGCCACATCTTCAATATGAACCACATCAGGCTTAATCTCATTGATAATATCTATTACTCGCATTTTGTTCAAACCAGCCTCATAAAATCTATCTCCAAGTATTTTAATTACTTGATTCCTTTGAACCACAAAATCAGCCCCATGAAAATTAAGCTCAATACAATACATCTCTACATTTTCAGTATGCTTTAATATTTCTTGAATTCTTTTTAATGCAAATTGGGGCATACCACCCGTACTTAACGAAGGGCAAAGTAATACTATCTTCATAACTTTAAATATTCTATAAATTCATTAATCTTATTTATATCTTTTTCTCCATGGTAAAAAAGTAAATCATCTTTTTGTGCAGGTACTTTAAACCATTCACCCATAAAGTATTCATATCCTTTAAACTCAAGCCCCTTGCGTAATCCATTGACATAAATTAATGGTAATCCTTTGTGTGCATTAAAATCATATAATAACGTTTGCAGAACGCTTTCTTCATTGTATGGAGCATATCTTGCATTGTCTTTTAATATCATTGGGTGTTGACATCTATGCGCCCAAATATCTAAGAAATCAATAGATTTTTGACCGGCAACAAAGTAACCAGTTTGCCTATAGCCAGTAAATTTTCTTATTGATTGGTCTGATTTAAACAATTCACACAATGGCGCTTCCAATGTATCACTCAAGTCATCATAACTACTCGCACCACCTTTACCATTAATTATTAAGAAATCATATATTCCCTTTGTAAAATATGGGTAGTCTGATTCTACATCATAATAATCAAAAATAGAATCTACGTTCCAGTTTGCTATGCTATCTGTGTCAATATAGGCAACGGTTTCAGCATATTTCAAAGCATCTCTTACTATCTTAGGTCTTTCAATCAGTAGCTTATATATCTGCTTATCTTCTCTAACTATATAATCATTACGCTTCTTTAAATGTATTACATCACAATCCCATCTTTTAGTAATGGTATTTACCACATTCACCTTTTGAGAAGAATTAAGCATATAAACATATATAGGGTAATCACTAAAATTTCTAATGGAACGACAACAAGCATCCACAAGGTCATAATAGGAATCATCAGCATAAAGGACGTAAGCTTTCTCATGTTTTTGTTTTTTATTTGTGTAATAACCATAGAAATTATTGCCATAAAGCAGTTCTAAATCATGGTATCTTTCTAGCATTATTTCTGGCGTAAGGTCAGGCTGTAAGTGGGTTTCATGGACATTGCCTTCATACTCACCTTGCTCCATAACATAAGGCACAGCTATAAGATATTGTTTACCTTTTATCTTTAAAAAATTCATGAGCCATTGGGCATCTTCCACAGACAAATGTTCCAAAATATCACCCAATATATAAAAGTCATAGGCTCCAAGTACATCAAGGGGCATTTTAAGGACATTCTCTTCATACACCCACCCATACTTATTCTTTAACCCATATTGGTTTATGTATGGCTCCCATATTTCTACCGCATCCATTTTATAACCATAACCACGAATCAAATCACTATAAGTACCACATCCTGCTCCAATATCTAATATAGTAGTATCTAAAGGGACATTTTGCAGAAACCAATTTCGGACAGAATCTTTGTAGAGCGGGTAGCTTGTAGGCATATGTTATTTATTTAGTGTATTTTCATCACTTGGGTAATGCTCTTTTATATTGTTTTGGTTATAGAAATGGGTCATCATAAGTTTTAGTGTGCCATTTAGCACAATAATATGAGATAATAAAAATAATAATTACAATTAATAATACTATCAATAGTGTTTCTTTCATTTTTTGTATTTTTTAGGTTTATTCGTTATTTGTTTTAGTTACCACAAAGCTATGGAATTAATTTAATTAAATTAATGATTAATGGTAAAAATCTTATCTTTAGCCCATGAAAATAGAAGTCAGCATCGGTGAAGTGGTGGACAAATATACCATCCTAACCATAAAAAAGCTTTTAATACACGATACAGAAAAGCTTATAAACATAGACAAAGAGTGGAAAATGGTAAAAAACGCCCTAAATAAAAAGCACTCAGTCATTTTAATAGACCCATTAGTACAAGAGCTATACTCCATAAACAAAAAACTATGGGCAGTAGAAGATAGTTTAAGGGACTATGAACACAAAAAAGACTTTGGAGATAAGTTCGTAGAACTAGCTCGGGAGGTTTACCAATTAAACGATGTCAGAGCCATCATCAAAAAACAAATCAATACAAAATACGGCTCAGAACTAACCGAAGAAAAATCTTACAAAGAATATTAGGTTTATTAATTTAATTAAATAACTTTGCTAAAAAAAGTATGAAGTTAAGATACGTCTGTTGCCAACCCGCTATACCATACTACACTTGGCAGTGCGAGGTTCTAATTAATAATTTTATAAAAATGGGCGTTGATACAGATTGTATTAACATAGTATGTTCCATTGATAATGATATTATACCCGATGATTGGCAAAAATTAAAAGAGACATATCCGGTTAATTTCTTTTTTTATAATGATAATAGGGTAGATAAATTTTATATCCCATCCGTTTACTTTAATCTAATGAAACAACATTTACTAGCTCATCCGGAGTTGCAGAATGAGGTTTTATTTTTACATGATTCGGATATTGTTTTCACAAAGAAACCGGAGTTTAATTCAATGATAGCGGGCAATTCATGGTTTTTAAGTGATACAAACAGCTACATAAATTACGATTATATTCAACAGAAGGGCAATCATGTGTATGAAAAGATGTGTGAGATAATTGGCATTGACAAATTAATACCAAAGCTTTTGAATAATAATTCTGGGGGAGCGCAATACATAGTTAAAAATACCACCTTTGAATTTTGGGAAAAGGTTGAACTAGACTCTATTATTTTATATAAATATTTCTGTGACGAAGAACCAAATTATAAAATGAAGCATGACGGAGATTATCCTATTCAAAAGTGGACAGCAGGAATGTGGTCTTTTCTTTGGAACGCATGGTACTTTGGGCATGAAACAAGAGTAGATAAAAGAATGGATTTTGGGTGGGTTACTAACAATTACTCAGATGTAGAAACATATACTATACTGCATAACGCAGGCGTTACAGATTCTATTAGTGGATTATTCTTTAAGGGTGAATACATAAATAAATTGCCCTATGGCGCCGACCTTCAAATCAGCCCCGATAGAGCATCTTCTTATTATTGGAATGAGATATGCGAAACAGCTTTAAAAACAGTTTTAAAATAATAAATTATGCTTTCTTGCAAGATGATTACATACGGAAGAGTGGAATATTTAGAAGAGTCTTTACAATCTTTTTTAAATCAAGATTATGACGGAGAAAAAGAATTAGTAATCGTAAATGATTATCCAGAACAAAAATTAATATTTGACCATCCAGATGTAAGAATAATTAATTTAGATTATACATTTCCCACTATTGGAGATAAAGAAAACTTTGCAGTATCACAATGTAAAGGAGATACAATTATAGTTTGGGATGACGATGACTTAGCCTTACCAAATCACCTAAAAAATATAGATAAATATTTTGTAGAAGGAACGGCATTGATGCATTGGCAAAAAGGAATATTTTTTAATGTACCTGATATACAAGCCATTACATCACTTGGTAATAGTGGTATAGTATATAGCAGAGAAGCATGGGAAGGAGTGGGTAAACATCCATTAGAAAATGCTGGCTATGACATGACATTTGTTATTAGCATTAAGGAGAACTTCCCCGAAAAAGTAGTTCTAGCATCACCACCGGATGATGAAGTTAGTTGGTTCTATGTATGGGGTGGAAGGGGTTACCATATGTCCGGAATGGGTAGCGATAATGATGATTCTAAGCCAAGCGTAATTGTAAGGCATTTTGAACATATAGAATCGTTAAGAATGCAAGGTAAAATACCAACGGGTGATGTGTATCTAAATCCAAATTGGAAATATGATTACAGCCAATTACTAAAAGACTTCTTAAATAAATGATAGTAGATTTTATTATACCAACCTACAATAGAATTAATGAACTAAAGAGTATGCTCTATTCATTATTAGCTCAGACAAATACAGATTGGGTAGCTAATGTAATTATAGATAATAGCGTAGATGAATTTAACCAAATTGACATTGTAAAAGATGACAGAATAAAATATACACTATTAGATAAAACATATAATGATTGGGGACATACGCCTAGAGAATTAGGCAAACAAAATAGTGTAGCTAAATATATTGTAATGAGTGGTGATGATAATTATTACACCCCAAATTTTGTTGAGGAGTTATCTAAAGCATCTGAATTTAATCCAGCAATAATATATTGGGACATGGTGCATTCTCATTACGAATACCATTTTTTTGAATGCTCACTAGTGTTTAATCAAATAGATATTGGAGCATTTGCAGTAAGAAACGATGTAGGGAAAAATATAATATTAGGCAAAGAATATGCTGCTGATGGGTACTTTGTAGAGAAGGTAATGCAAGCATATCAAGACTATGTGAAGATTGATAAAGTTTTATATGTACATAATTAATGAATATACCTGTAATTATAAATAATAGAAATCTATTTACTTGGGTGGTAGAAATGGTAAATAAGATTAAAACTTACGAAGGAGTGGGTGAAATTATTATTATAGATAATGGCTCAGACTATCCACCACTTCTAGAATGGTATGATACAAGCCCATGCACAATACACAGAACAGAAAACATAGGGCATACAGCTCCTTGGCAAATACTAGGTGATGTTATAACAAATTATGATTATGTTATAACGGACGCAGATGTGGGTTTACTAGATACACCTTCAGATACTCTTTTGTATTTAAAAGATAATATGGACTCATTAGGATTAGATAAGATAGGATTAGGATTGAATTGGGGAATAGTAAAAGAAGATTCATTATATTATAACCATCTACAATCATACGAAAAAAATAGATGGAATTCTGCTCATACAAACAATATCTACACAGATATAGCAATAGATACTACCTTTGCTTTGTATAAAAAAGGAACCCCTTATTTTGTTGGTGGAGCAAGCACTACCTACCCATATGTAGCTAGACATTATCCTTGGGAATTTAACCAAGAAACTTATGAAAACAATGAAGAGTTTAAATATTACATAAAAAATGCAAATACTTCATCATCTTACAAAACATATCTAAATTTATGAACAAAGTAAAAGAAATCCTGCTGTCTTATATGACTGCTATGAACCCAACAGAAGAGCAAAAAGAAGTGGCTGAAAAAAGACTTGAAATATGTGCTAATTGTGAGTTTTGGGTGCAATCTACTATACGCGATTATTGTGGTAAATGTGGCTGTACTACGAGTGCTAAAGTGTTCTCACCTGTGGGAGCAGACGCTTGTCCGGAAAAAAAGTGGACAATATAAGTAAATATATTTAATTATTGGCTATATTTGGTAAAAATTTGACATGGGAAATAACACATTAGCTGACATATCTGCATCTGTAAGTTTATTAAGTGCTGCTGTATCTATAACTGCAATTCAACCATATGTTAGCTTACTTGCTAGTTTAATTGGTATTTGTTCTGGTTCGGTAGCGTTAAGGTATTATTATTTTAAGCATAAGGAAAAAAAGCGTGGCAATAGTTAAAAACATATTAATCTTAGCACTTATAGTTGTGGTGCTATTTTTTGTTTTAGCCCCTAATAATGGAGGAGGTGGTACCAAAGTTATCACCAAGATAGACACAATAATAAAGCACGATACAATAAAAAAATATAAGAAAGGGAATGACATCCCTTTTGTCGTTTTAGATACTCTCTACCAAATTGACGAAGTACATGATACTACTTATATCGTCAATGACTACAATAAAATCAAGGCTTATTCGGATACTTTACAGATAAATGCGGATAACAGCGTATATATTCAAGATACTATTACACAAAATAGAATCATAGGAAGGTCATATAAGGCTAATCTAACTGAAAAGACAATAGTAGTTACCAATAATATCTACCATAAGCCTAAGAATGAACTTTATATAGGTCTATTGGGCGATATTAGACGTTTTGATAATAAGATAGGAGTAGGAGTAGGATTGAACTATAAGAAGCAAAAAGAGGCTTATACGCTTAGTTTTACCACCAATCAAATAAGCTTAGGCTTATATAAAAAATTATTCTAATGGCTACAAGTAAAAAAGTAAACATAGGAGCAAATCCATTACCAATAAGTTTCAAAGACTTTGCCAAAAATCCCGTAGTGGGAACTTTGTTTATTGTCTTAATAGCGATAGGTTATCTATATGTAGATATAAGAAGCACATTCCAATCACAAGCTAAATCTCAAGATGTTAGAATTGAAAAGGTAGAAAATAGACTAGATTTAGTACAAGAAGCTTTAAGAAGAAGCGACTCGGCTAAAGCTGTATCTACTACTCAATTAAGAACATTGCAAGAATTAGGAGCAATTAAATCCATCAAATAATGAGAGAATTTCTTTACGATTATGGGTTTCATATTCAATTATTATTAGTGGGGATGTGTTGGGCTTTTATGGCGGTTTATGTATATGAAATAATAAAAGAGAAAAAAAATAAAAAGTGAGATATTTTTTATTAATATTTTTGTTTGGATGTCAAGCTACTGCACAGAACGAAAGTGAAACTGCAAAAAAAGATAGGGAATTTCAAGACCTACTTTTAAAGGTAGAGCAAAACACACAAGCAAGTGCTAAAGTTCAAAAAGATGCTAGTAAAAAACAATCACAAATAGTAACGGAAGCCGTTAATACGATAATAACATTAAAAGAAGAAAACAAAGATTTAAAAACAGAATTAAATGAAGTTAAAGTTAAGCTTGATAGCGTTAATGCTGATACTATCATTCCATTTGTCTTACTCCCAATACCCCGTAAAAAGGTTATATAGAGGTGACTCAGTGGTTATAATGAAAGTTTCGCAAGCTGATACAATAAACTTATTATTTAATTCATATAACAATACAATAAACACATTAAAAGATTCGTTAACAATTAAAAAAGAAAAATATGATAGCATATATAAAAAAATACATTATAAAGAAGATTCAATCAATCTTTGGAAAGGGAAATATCAAACAAGTGTTGACCTCTTTAGACTCCGCCCCAAAGCCAAAAGTTACCAAGCCGAAAAGCTCGACTTCGCGCAAAAAATCATCCTTATAGCAATAATTTTAGTACAATTTCAAAGTTTAAAATAATGAAACAATTTTTTACAGAAGATAACAATAGATTAAGCATGAAAAGATTATGCGGTTTTTTTTGCACACTAACATTGTGCATTACTACTTACCATAATTCATTTAGCGAATTAAACAAAGCCCCATCAGAAGCTCTTGTTTACGCAGTTGCTGGGTTAGCTGCAGCTTGTTTAGGATTAACTGCGGCTGAAAAAATATGGAAAAAAGAAGAAACAAAATCATAACATATGAAACTTTCAGAACACCTATCCTTAGCAGAGGTAATTCGTAGCGAAACTGCCAAGCGTCAAGGCATATCAAACATGCCAACAGAAGAACATATAGCTAACTTTAAATTGTTAGCAGAAAATGTATTTGAAAAAGTAAGAAATCATTTCCGTTGTCCTATTCACATTAGTTCGGGATATAGGTCTAAAGAACTTAATGCTTGCACAAAAGGGGCATCAGCCACATCACAGCACAGCACAGGTGAAGCCGTAGATTTGGATATGGATGGTAGTGCAAATGGGGTTACCAATAAAATGGTATTTAATTACATCAAGGATAATTTAGAATTTGACCAATTAATTTGGGAATTTGGTACCAATGAAAACCCAGATTGGGTTCATGTATCTTACGAAAGTACCGGTAAACAAAGAAAACAAATTTTAAAGGCGACTAGGGTTGATGGAAAACCACACTATTCTCCATACAAATAAAATATATGTCATCTATCAACGGGAACAGCCTAATCGCAAGAAACTACCGAACCAAACACCCTGACATGCCTACTAAGAAATTAGCTAGGATAATGTACGCAGAAAATAGTCTATCATTCGTAAATGAAGAACGAGCTAGGTCATCTTTAAGATACATTGAAGGCAAAAATGGTAATTACCTTAGAAAACCATCTGTAAAAAATAGTGAATTTTATAAAGTAGACGACAGACCTAAGAACCCTTACAACCTTCCTAAATCAGATGAAACTGCATTTGAACCATACATCTTCAAAGGGCATAAGAAAGTTTTAATCCTATCTGATATCCATGTACCATACCATAGCATAGATGCGATAACGGCAGCCATCCAATACGCAAAGAAAACAAAACCCGATGCACTACTACTAAATGGCGATACTATTGACTGCCATAGACTTAGCAGATTTATAAAAGACCCAAAGAAAAGAAACTTTAAGCTAGAACTAGATACATTCAAAGCCTTGTTTGATATCTTTGAGAAGGAACTAAAGTGCAAAATATATTTCAAAATTGGAAACCACGAGGAACGATACGAGCATTTCCTTTACGAAAAAGCCGGTGAATTAGTGGGCATAGAAGAGTTTGAATTCGAGAATATCATTAAGGCAAGAGCCAGAGGCATAGAAATAATAGGAGATAAAAGACCAATGAAACTAAATAACCTTTGGGGAATTCATGGTCACGAATATGTAGGTGGAATATCAGCACCCGTAAATCCTGCTAGAGGATTATTCCTTAAAGCAAAGGTCAGTACATTTCAAGGGCATAACCACCAAACATCAGAACACACAGAACCGACCCTTACGGGTAAGATGGTTACCACATGGTCATTGGGTTGCCTAAGTGAATTACATCCCGCCTATATGCCTCTAAATAAGTGGAATCATGGTTTTGCTGAAGTAGAACTTGATGCCAACGGAGAAGACTTTGAATTCAACAATAAGCGTATCTTTAAAGGGAAAATTGTTTAATGTGGCACGCATCAAAATTATATATCGTAAACTAGGAAAGGAGCAAGCCTACGGCATAGCTTCAAGTGATGGTATT